AACCAGGCCCAAACTCCGTCGGCCGGCCCGTCGCAACAACTCAGAACACCACGCACCGAAATGGCGACCCCAAGCCCAGGAACTGGCCCGGGTACCAGGAATGGTGGTACTACCGGTAGAGGTGGCTACTAATGTCAATTGAAAAACTGTATATAAATACACACTTTATAACAAAGAATAAACAAACCCCGACCCGCGTGGATCTCCTTGCGAAGCATCGTGGTTATTTTTATAACTTGGAAGGAGGCATGCAAGGTGGCCAAGGTACTACGGAATTCAATGAAAAAGGAATTACCGTTTCTTTTGGAACACCAACAGAAGTAGGTGCTAACGCTTATGGAGGCTGCTTCGAGTTCAATGACATTTATAGATCATATCCAGTTTTTATAAGGTCCAGTGATGTTACAACAAAAGATCCAATTCAGGGCGCCCCCGATGGCCCGCCTAGAGACAAAGCCGGCAGGACATTAGGAATGTGGACCAAGCTTTTGTTTGGCACCGGGCCAGATGGAACAGATCCTTTGATTCCGGTGATGCTCGCCGGCGGTACAGAACTAATACCATTTGGCCAAGATGGTTTATTAACAAAAGCGTTTTTTAATACAAGGTATTATGATTATTCTTTTAAGCAAATGATACCAACAAGTCCACAAATGGCGGTACAAGGCGCAAACGGCATGGGCAGCGTCTTGAACCAGTTCTCGCCCTCTCACCAGCTTGCCTCATCATACTCTTATTACGTAGAAGAATACGAAGACTATGTGGCGAATACAGAAATTGGTGAGATTTCTTTACCATACATATATAATTTTATTGATGAAATTCATAATTCTAACTTAGATAATCCCTTTTCCTCCTTAGAACAAACAAAGACATTCTTTTGGAATGATCCAAAATGTAATATGTTTTTGGGAGGGAGCAACACCCCAGTTATTCTTTTCAATGACGCGGGTACTACTACACCATTCGCGCTAAACCTCCCCAGCAATGGATTCGGGCTCGATCCCCAGGTAGTTGATTTCGCGCCTTCTATAAGCGAACCGTTTAGAGATATAGCACAATTCCAACAAAAAATGTTAGGCGCTAAACTGGACAATATCGATACTTTATACGAAGGTCAATATAACAAAAATATAACTCCTAGATTGCAAGAATATTTTAAAAAATGGGCCCTTGAGGCTTCATTGCCATCAGTTCCAGTAGTAAAAGAGGGAGAGGAGTCTCTTGAAGCGCAGTTCGGAGGTTCTGAAGAATATTTATACACAATTGAAAGAGCAAAAAATATTAGAAAACTTCTTGAATATAAATATAAAAATATCTTTTTTAGACAATCAGAACTAATGGATTATAATAATACCAAAGACTTGTTTCCAATGGCCACCAGAATTAGCGTTGATAACATACCCAATATTAATTCTGATGATGGTTGGCTCAGGGTATCCACAGCAAATAATAGTTTCCGAGGTTTGTTAAAGTCCTGGAAGTTTTATGAAAACGTTTTTGAAAAATTGGCCGATACAACAGCACAACCTTTTTTAAAGGCTTTCATCGGCGGAAAAGCTCAAACCGAGGAAGGGTATGATTCAGAATATTTATATCCTCGCACTTTAGACGAAGAAGACGATTCCTTTGATGGAAGAACAAAATTTACTACAGTAAAAATTAATAATGAAACAGGTAAAACAACCGCGGAACTGCCTTCAAATGTTAAAATGCTTGATTTCAAAGAATTTATTAAAGAGTTGAAAGATCCTGATGGAGATTATGTTTATAAAGAAGAAGGTGGTTTTGACGTAGGTGCTGAAAACCACAAATCAATCAGGTATGCAGCAGTCGGAATTAATAAAGAATTAGGCCAAGGAGACGGTTATGTTGAAGGTTCTATACAAGATCCGGTAGAACAAGGCGGCGGGCCCGCGCCGCTATTGGCTGACTATTTTTCGCAAGACATATATGATTTTGTTCATACAATTTTTGATGTTTCAGTGATGGACGTGCAGTGGCCAGACGGCTCCGGCGGAGCCGGCTCCGGCACCGAGGATCCCCATATGTTCTTTAAAGCATATAGTGAAATTTTAGGCATTAGAGTATCGAAGCACGAAATAGATGAAACAACCGGAGAACCAAAAGCACAACCAATACAAAATATATATTTCCCAAACAGTTCTTTAGTTGATTATAACGCACAAACTGAACAAAAAATGTTTCCAACATGGGAAATTGATTATCTGGATAGTCACGTAAAATATGGTAAAAAATATCATTATAAGACTCATCTGATAACAGCTGTTATTGGGAAGAGATACTTCTATAGAAATTTGACTGCACCACACCTGGATACTGATGGCGAAAAACAATATTTTCAAGCGACACTAGAGATGGTTGTTGAACCGTCTGTAGTTATAATGGAGGTACCTTATTCAACTATAGGAACAGTACCGGTTATAAGCCCACCACCGTTACCGCCGTCACCCGAATTCATTCCTAGTCAAGAAACTCCTGGAGTTGTAAAAATCTTGCTTTTGAACGACAATACCAGTGCCTACCGCTTTCCAATGCCTGTTGAAGATTACGATAAAGAATTTTATAGTTCTGTGATTTCTTCCCAAAATTTGACAGGCGACCATGCCGGAAAAATATTTTTTGCAAGCGATGAGGACGTCTCCGGATACAGAATTTATAGGTTGGATGAAAAACCTTTGGCGCTAACTGATTTTGCTGATTCTTATACATTTGTAAGTACTGATCTCGACGCCACTCACTACAATGATGTATTAAGTTTAAATACAAAATATTATTACATGTTTAGAACAATTGATGGCCACGACGGGCCCTCAAATCCATCCCATATATATGAATTGGAACTGGTATCTCTAGCCGACGGTGTTACTAATATAGCTGTTTACCCCGTAATTAAAGTCTATACAATCAGCGAGTTTTTTAAACCAGAAGCCTTTCCAAACAAAAGAACGTTCAGAAGATATATTCATATTAAACCTTCTAAAAATCAATCTCAAATTTCTAACCTTGAAAAATTATTATCTGATGACGCTTACAAATTATCCATAGAAGATCCAGACACAGGAGAAATTACAAAAGAATTCTCAGATGAATGGAATAAATATTCTGAAAATTATACAATTAAAAAGACAGAGTTCCCGACTTTCGGCGCTGCGTCCCCCGAAGGAAGATATATCATTGGTTCAAAAATAGGCCACGGTGTTTCTACACTTAAAAATAGAAAAATTAAAATTAGATTAACATCTAAACAGACAGGGCGTAAAATGGACTTGAATTTAAATTTTAAACATACACACTTTCCGTATGATCCAAAACATCCGGATAAAAATGAAAATGTGCCCGATCAAGAGGATATTTAATCAAAATGGTTGGTAACGTTTCGGATACACACTATTTATAAATACAAATAAATATTTGAAACTAATTAATAATTAGCGAATACAGGAGTTAAATAATGGCGTTCTTAGACAATTCTGGTGATATAATTTTAGATGCCGTGCTGACCGATGCAGGAAGGCTGGCATTAGCAAGAGGCGACGGCACATTCAAAATTGTATCCTTTGCACTAGCCGATGACGAGATCGATTATGGTCTTTACAACAAAAACCATCCAAGTGGTTCTGCTTACTATGATTTGGAGGTTTTGCAGACTCCTGTGTTAGAGGCTGTAACTAATAACTCTGTCAGCTTAAAATCAAAGCTGGTTTCGTATTCTGACCCAAATATACTTTACATGCCAGTTCTTAAAACAAATACTGTTGCCGATGGAAAGAACACAAAACTGTCGACAGATACTGCAGCCACAGGATTATATGTAATTGCAGTTGATCAAACAACGATGAACAAAATTGGCACAGTTAATGCCCAACCGGGTGTCTTAAATGGGGTGAACCCATCACGCCGCGCTTCGTACATTCGGATTGACCAAGGTCTAGATACAACTGAATTACCTAAAGACAGGAGACTGTCGCCAGACCAACTTGAAACTCAGTACACTATTGAAATGGATAATAGATTAGGATTTCCTGTAAGTTTGAATGGAAACCAACGTCCCAACCTGAGATTTATCGATGATGATAATATTGCGACGTATCTTTTATCTAGTACTAGAGACCGCGGAGGCACTCTCTCCTCCACCGGTGGCTTTGTTAGCGATGTTTTAGGACAGTCCCGAGAAGAAATCTTGACTCAAGCTACAGACACAGAGAGTGTATTGGCCGGCCCACCGGGATCTAAAATACAATTTAAAATGGCTACGACAATCGACTTACAATCAGATACAAATTACTTTTTGTTTAAAAGGCTAGGAAGTACTAGTACTTTTACTGATTCCGCTGGAGTGACATTTAATATAAGATTTATTGACACGTTAATTAGAGTAACCGCCCTAACAACTGGTTATTCGATTGATGTGCCGGTAAGGTTTATTAAATATGACTCTTCGCTTTAAAATAAATGAAAATGGAGAATAAAGATGGCATCTACTTATAAAACTTTTGGAAATGGAGATATCCAAAATACGAGAACACTGTTACACGAATCAATTCCGATTACTGGTTCCATAACATCGGGTACATATTTACCAAGTTACCCAGTGGAAGGGAATATCAAGAACTACTCCCACAATATGTTTCAATCTGTATATGATTATCCATATTTAAGTTCTTCGGCAAATCATATATTTGATATATCATTAGGCTACTCTTCACAATCTCCAGTTTCATCTTCCAGCAACAAACATAACGCGAAGAAAATTAACATTTATAATACTTTTGCTCAACAACTAGTTGGCTATGAGGCGACCGGTTCTTCGAAGAAAATCAAAAGATTTGATAAGGACGGAGATGAAACAACGACAACAGATAAAATTGATGAAGCTTACTTCCTTACATTCTCACGACTGTTAACAAAAGATGAGATTAAGAAAGGATCTTTTAAATTAGATCTTGGAGTAAGTGGTAATTTTTGGAAGCCATTCCGCAAAGCTAGAATTCGAATTGATGATGCACACGCCGCCGGCGCCGATGGAAATTTTAAAATTAATTCACCGGCCGGTGAATATGCAATTCTAAAAGCACGTAATCTTACGACGAATGATGGCGGGGCAGGAGGCCCCATCAATCATAATTCTGGCAACTCTGATAAGAACGGAGTTAGCGTTGGTTTGATTTATTATCAAGCCGGTATCGTTGTACTCACAGCCTCTATTTTCCAAGCCGCCGGCCTAGGTCTTTTGAGCGCATCTGTTGCCGATGCCTCGGTTGGACCCAACCTGGTTGCTTCGGGTACTGCCGCTAACGCAGGTCCACATATGAAAGCACACCTCACCGGCACCACAATATCCGGCGCCTCAGATGCTTTCCGAAACAGGTTATATAACGTTCAGTTTAATAACACTACAGAGTTACATTCAACTCTTTATTTCTGTCGTGTTAACAATACTGATTTTAATTATAGTACAAATCCAACATATGTATCTTCAAGTAAAGTCGTTGTTAAGGAAGCCGCTTTAGATCAATCAGTATCTTATATTACGTCCGTTGGTCTTTACGGAGCTAATAATGAATTGCTAGCGGTTGGCAAGCTCTCGGAACCCCTTAAAAAGACTCCTAATAATGAACTGACTTTAAGAGTAAGATTAGATTATTAAAAGAAGAAGAAGAATGAAAACATGCCTTTCTACAAATTTGAAAAAAATGATAAATTCTTTAATATAGTCAAAGCTTATCCTAAAAATACATTTTCTGTTTGGAGCGGCTCTGTTTTCTACAATAATCAAAGCTCTTCAGTCCCACGCCGCGGCGCCATAGCCGACGGTGTAACCGGCGTGGATCCAGATCAAAAAAGTGGTTATCTTAATTTGTTTGAGGCCAATGTGAACAGAAGATACGGCCAGGGAACACAAGATAATGGCACTGATATATCACTAATCACGCCGTTCCGGATTAAAGACGTTGGCGATTTAACTTCATTTAAAAACATTGGCCAAGATAAATATTTTGCCGATTATGATCAAGGAGACACATTAGTTGGTTCGTACCCTTTAACTTCTAGCATTACGAGAATATTTTATAATTATGCAGGAAATGATTATAAAAGTACTGGTGGCCACCTTTCGATCGATTTTCCTATTATAGGAGGGGATGGTGCAATAAGAGCTAATAAATTACCGAATGATACTTACACGCAAGTTATTATGTCTGGCACTACCGACGGTCAAAAATTGAACTGGATCCTCGGACCCGGCGGCTGGACACTCGCCGGAAACTTTTATAAGACAGTTTACAATGGAGCTGACGGCAAAGGCATAAAGAATATTTTCTTTTCTGGTTCGGTATGGTACGACAATGAAAAGAGTGTGCCCTTCGGCGGCCCTCCGTTGACGCCTGGTACACAACTAGTTTATGACTCAAAAGGTCGACGCCGCCGCTATTTAGAAGCGCTTAAAAATACATTAAATTATTATACATATTTGAGTCCTCATTATAAGTATGTTTCACACGTGCGTAAGGATGGAGAGAGAAATTTTGGTAAAGTTAGATTAAACATGATCAGCATACCTTCAATTTTTTATGGTTCTTCAATTAAAAAAGGATCTGTTTTTCTTAAATATTATATAACTGGCACTCTTGTTGGTGAGTTGGCGGATATTAAAAGAAATGGAGAACTTGTGCAAGTCGGCCCCACTGGTAGCACTGGAAGCGGTTCCATTGCAGGTGTCGCTCTTTATAATGAAGGTGTGTTGCTTCTTACGGCTAGCCACGATTTAAGTCATCCGAACGGCCCACAACATACAGAAAAATATATTTCTGAAGGAGCAAAAGTTGCAGCTGATTATCCTAATTGGTTATACTGGGGTGCCTCCATGCGAGAGACCACGATATATAATTCTGGTTCTGCCCCAACAGTCTTAGATGTTCGTGCAATGAGTGGTTCTTACGGCACGTGGCTAACACAACCAGTCTTTTGTCCTTCTTCTAGTTTCTCTTTGGAGTTCCAAGGAACCAACCACGTTAACACAATGACAATGTTTGCACACGCCCCCAAAGGCAAATTAAATCATTCGAATAATTTAACATACCTTGATTACGAAAGTAGTATAACAGGCAGTAGTCAATTCGGCCCAGAAACCAGCAAGAGAAGTTATGTTGAATATGAAAAAGTCAAGATCAAGAACACAAGCAAAAGTCAATTTAAAAATTATGAGGAAGATTTTGAAAAACAGGTTTACATTTCTAAGATAGGTATATATGACAAAGATAAGAATTTAATTGGTATCGCAAAACTTGCCAACCCTATTAAAAAGAAAGAAGACAGGGATTTTACATTTAAATTAAAGCTTGATATTTGATATCATAATGATATGATTTTAGGACTAGATGTAAGTACAAGTATAACTGGCGCAACAATACTTGACAAAGAAGGTAATGTTGTTTATAATGAAGCTTGGGATACAAGAAAATTTAAAAATTTCTTTAAGAAGGTAGAATATGTTAAAGAACACATTAGCCAGCTTTGTAACGGTGGCTACGGAATCAAAAGAGTATTTATCGAGCAATCTCTCCAATCTTTTAGGCCTGGATTCTCATCTGCAAAGACTCTTTCAACTCTTGCTCGTTTTAATGGGGTGGTGTCGTGGTTGGTATATGGAGTATTACAGATTGAGCCTGAATATATAGCAGCAACTAGCGCAAGAAAAACGTGTGGGATAACAGTTCCGAGAGGACAAAAAGGAAAACAGGTTGTAATACAATATGTACTTGACAATATCCCAGAGGTTGTTATAACTTATACGAAGAATAATAATATTAAGCCCGAATGTTTTGACAAAGCAGATAGTTGGGTAGTCGCTAGAGCAGGTTATAATACGTGTCAGAAGGAAGAAAAGTTGGCATCCTAAGAAAAGTCTTAGGTAATTTTTACAATTCAACTGAAGAGCTTCTTTTTTTCTGTCCAAAGTGCAATCACCACAAAAGAAAACTATCGGTTAATGTTGGCAAAAATGTTTTCAAGTGTTGGATATGCGATTATCGTGGCATCTCAATACGTAAGCTAATTAGGAATCATGGTTCGTTTAAAGATCTTGCCGCGTGGTCTGAACTAACTAGTGAAGTTGACATATCATGTTTTAGTGCAGATCTTTTTAAAGAAGACCAGCCTTGGGAAGAACAGAAACTAGAGCTTCCAAAAGAATATATTTCCTTAGCTAATAGAAATTCATCGATGATTTCTCTAAGAGCAAGAAATTATTTGGCCAGCCGTGGTATTACAAAAAGAGATTTTGTACGATGGAAGATTGGTTATTGTGAAACTGGTGAATACGGTGGACGTGTTATTGTTCCATCTTTTGGTAAAACTGGTTATGCAAATTATTTTATTGCCAGAACATTTATTGGTAATTGGAAGAAATATATGAACCCTCCAGCAAAACGAGATATTATCTTTAATGAGCTTTATTTAGATTTTGATAAAGATTTGGTTATTGTGGAAGGTGTTTTTGATGCCATCGTCTCCGGCCCTAATTCTATACCGATATTGGGATCAACGTTGCGAGAGAACTCTAAATTGTTCCAAGAGATTGTTAAAAACGATTCAACAGTTTATATTGCTTTAGATCCAGATGCAGAGAAGAAAGCAGTATACCTAATTAAAAACCTTTTAAATTATGGTGTGGAAGTACACAAAGTAAATATTGCTCCACACGGCGACGTCGGCGAAATGACAAGAAATGAATTTGAAAAGAGGAAAGAACAGTCTACGCTTGTGACTTCAGAGGACTATTTACTTTTACATTTGAGTAGTCTTATGGGTTAAGTGTTTTAGGTTTTCTTCTTCGAAGAGACTATTTATTACTAGCAACATTTCATGGAGGAAATAAAATGGAAAGTTTAGTTCAACTCGTTAAAAAGAATTGGTTACTTGTCGCCGCCGCGGCCCTCGTTCTCTTGGTAGTGCTTCGTAGCTGCTAATGCCTTATAAAGTAAAAGGCAAAAAGAAAAAAGGTTAAATTATGCAAATTGAAAAATCTAGATTAAAACAAATTATCAAAGAAGAAATGGACCGCTTAGAAGAAACTTTTATGGTTGAACATAGTTGTGCCAATCATGTTTATGAAGACAAGACTGGTCAGCGTGGTACAACATTAGCTCATACACTATGTGAAGATGGTACAGTAACTCATTATGATGTAGAATTCGATGATGAAATCAAATTGAATCTTCCAGTTTCTGATTTAACAATTATTACAGAACGAGTCCACAGTCACGCTGCCAAAATGCCAATGCCTGGATCCGACGGTGGCCATGAAGGCAAAATGACTAAAGAACAGTTAATTAATATGGCCGAACAAGCTCAAAAGCTTTTAGCCATGATTGAAAACGGCGAAGAACTCGAAGAATGGGTGCAGCTTAAAATTATTAAAGCTTCAGACTATATAAATTCAGTATATAATCACTTACATGGTGAAGAAGTATTACACAGCATGGAATCTGGTGGAGGATGCGCAGAATGAGAATAACGAAACAAAGACTTGTTGAATTGATTAACGAAGAAATAGAGAAAGATGCTTTAGAAACGTTAAATGAATATGGGCCTTATAGCTCAATTTCTCCAGGCGGCGGTACAAATCCTTATTTAAAGAGAGCTACGCACCCAGATCCTATAAATGATTTAAAAGCTTTGGAAGTCGGTCAGCTTGATGATATCGCAACTTCTGGCATGGACGGTTTGTTTAACAACGTTCAGATAGCTTCGCGAATTTTAGAAGACCTTCCATTCGAAGAAATCACAAATTCTAATGTAGCGGATACGTTAGTCCAGGCAGCAGAATCATTGCGTACTGCCCTGGACGCAATTGCAACAGATCGCGACCGCGAAGAAAAGGGATATATTTAGTTTACCTTCTAATAAATGTTATTATGTTTGTAACGACATGTTTATGTTAGGCAAGGGAAGTAGATGAGGTTTGCTCATATTGCGGACACGCACATCCGCAATTTAAAATATCATAAAGAATACCGTGCGGTTTTTCAACAGATGTATAACAAACTTCGTGAGTTAGAAGTTGATTATATAATTCATTGTGGCGATATAGCTCATACAAAGACACAGATAAGTCCTGAATTCGTCGATTTATGTAGTGACTTTTTTAGGAATTTGGCTGATATCGCCCCTACATACATAATATTGGGGAATCATGATGGCAACTTAAGAAATTCATATCGTCAAGACGCTTTAACACCGATTGTTAATGCGTTGGATAAACCGAATTTAAAGTTGATTAAAAATTCTGGGGAGGTTATACTCAATGACACTTTTACGCTTAATATTTTATCTGTGTTTGATACTGACAATTGGTCGGATCCTTCCGACAGCACCAAAATCAATATTGCTCTTTATCATGGCTCCGTTTCAAATTGCCAAACTGATGCTGGCTGGGTTATGGAATATGGTGAAAATGACATATCTATTTTCGATCGATTTGATTATGCTTTTCTCGGAGATATTCATAAAACAAACCAACAACTTGATAAAGACGGTCGAATCCGATATTGTGGTTCCACTGTACAACAAAATCATGGCGAAACGAACGACAAAGGTTTTCTTGTATGGGAAATCGAAGACAAAAAAACGTTTACAGTAGAACACCACACATTGGTCAATCCTAAGCCGTTTATAACGATTAACCTCACTCCGAAGGGGCGCATACCAAAAGGCACTGAACTTCCCTCTAAGGCACGTTTACGCCTAGTTTCTGACAATGCCTTACCATTAGATACAATTAGAAAGGTAATTGACGTGGCAAAGGTCAGATTTAAACCAGAAGCAATAACATATTTGTGCAGATCTGATGGTTTAGGTGGTTTAAATGGTGAAACTAATTCTCTAATACAAGAAGACTTACGCGACATCGCGGTCCAGGAAGGTTTAATAGAAAAATATATTAAAGATTATCAGATTGATAGCGATGTATTACAAAAGGTTTATGATCTAAATAAAAAATATAATACACTGGTTGAAGAAGAAGAGGAAGTCAGTAGAAATGTTAATTGGAAGCTAAAGCGCGTAGAATGGGATAACCTTTTTAACTATGGTGAAGGAAATAGTGTTGATTTTTACGATATGAACGGTGTAGTTGGGATATTGGGAAAGAATTTTTCTGGAAAGTCAAGTATCATTGATAGTCTCATGTATACGCTTTATAACACAACATCTAAAAATAATCGACGAAATTATAATGTTATCAATCAAAACAAAGATGAGTGCCGCGGCTGTGTACAAATCGATATTGGCACCAAAACATATAAGATTGAAAGAACTAGTAAAAAATATATTAAGAAATTAAAAGGTAAAGTTACCAACGAAGCAAAAACTGACGTCGAATTCACTGTACTTGATAATGCAACTGGCGTTGAACAAGAACTAAATGGCACAAGTAGAATTGAGACTGATAAAAACATTAGAAAGATTTTTGGTACCGTTGAAGATTTTTTAATGACGTCAATGGCCTCTCAGCTTGGATCACTAAATTACATTAGTGAAGGTTCTACCAAGAGAAAAGAGATTCTTGCCAAGTTTCTTGACTTGGAAATTTTTGATAAAAAGTTCAAAATGGCCAAAGAAGATTCTTCAGATATTAAAGCCATGATACGACGAATGGAAAAACGAGATTTCGTAAAAGAAGCGAAGGATGCAAGAACTGATTTGGCTAGAAGTGAGGCGGAAACTTCTTTAAAACAGAAAGAATGCAAAAAACTAGCCAATAGTATAAGCAAATTAAATGATAATTTAATAGATTGTGATAAATTAATATCTTCCATTCCAGCGGAAATTATTGATATCATTAGAGTAAACGAAAAACTACAAGATTTAATAAATAAGATCGATATCTTAGAATCTGACAAAGTTAGTTTGGAAACAGACTTAACACAGAAAAAACAATTTTACGATAAGATGGTGGCTTTTGTTGATGATTTTGACGTAGAATCTTTACAAGAAAAACAAGATTTAATTAAAAAACACAGAGAAAGTATTATTGCATTCGAATCTGAGATCGAAACGGAGAGCACAAGACTTAGTTCATTAAAGAAAAAAGTGAAGTTGCTTGACGAAGTTCCTTGCGGAGAAGAATTTTCGCACTGTAAGTTTATTAAGGACGCATATTCAGCAAAGAAAAATGTCATCCCAGTACAAGATATAATTAACAAACTAAATTCTAGAGCAGGGGAAGTATCTAAAAGTATCAATGAGCTAAATCCAGCGCAACTAGATGATCATTATGAAAAATTTCAGAGAATAACAAAGAAAAGGAATGAAACTCTTAATGAAATCAATGGATTAAAGCTCGATATCGAAAAAACAAAGACACATGTTCTTAGGTTCAACCAAGAAAAAGGTATCTTGGAAACCAAAAAGCAAGAATACGAAGCTAACAAAGAAGCTATTGAAAATTTAGAATCTTTATTACAACAAAAAATGGATTTAGAAACAAATATCGGCCAACATAAGAAAGAATATGAAACATGCCAGCAAGAATCTATGGAACTTTATAAACAAAATGGTTTCTTAGAACAAACATTAGAACAAGTTAACCTTGATGAGCAAGAATATGAAAATTTGAATGCAGAGTTCACAGCTTATGATTTATTCCAGCGATGCATGCATTCTAATGGTATATCTTATGGTATTATTAAGAAGCGTTTGCCTTTAATCAACGAAGAAATATCAAAGATCTTAACAAATATTGTTGACTTTGATATATTGTTTGACAATGGCGAAAACAAACTTGATATTTTGATCAAACACTCGCGGTTCGATCCACGTCCTATTGAAATGGGATCCGGCGCCGAAAAAACAATATGCGCGATGGCGATCCGCTTGGCTCTTTTAAATGTTTCGACTCTTCCAAAAGGTGATATCTTTATTCTTGATGAACCCGGCACAGCTTTGGACGAAGATAACATGGAAGGATTTGTGAGAATTCTTGATATGATTAGCACACAATTTAAGACTGTTTTGTTGATCTCACATCTAGATAATCTTAAGGATACGGTCGAACAACAAATTACAATTGACAAAATTGATGGTTACGCATACGTAAATCACTAAGGAGAATTAAAATGGAAAAAGTAAAAGCGCTTTTAGATAAAATGACAGAAAAGGTTATCAGTCGCAAGTTTCTTGCATGGGTAACTGCGACAGTATTGGCTGCTTATAATCGCATTGATTCAGAAGATTGGGTTGCAGTAACTGTAATGTATATTGGTTCCGAAGCTCTGGTTGATTTGGCAGCTCGTTGGAAACACGGCCCAAGCGCGTGACAGTTTTAAAGAAAGCATGGGTTTGGTTTAAAACACATTGGTATTTACCATTGTTGCTTGTTTTATTGGCCGTTACATACTTTTCAGGAAGAGCAAGAGTAAATAAAGTACTCAAGATGTTTGATGCTTCCAAAAAAAGCTATGAAGATCAGATAAAAGTAATCAACGAATCTCACGAGCAAGAGCTTAAAAAGCAAGAAGAATTGTATAACACTTATTTGGAAACAATGAAAAGGTTAGAAAGAGAACATAATATAAATCTAGATTCTTTGGAAGAAGAGAAGAAGAAAAAGCTTGATGAAATGGTCAAGAAGTATAAAGGAACTCCTGAAGAATTGGCCAAAGATCTAAGTGAAATGTTTGGAGTTGATAATAAGTCTTAATTATGATGGTTAATTTACTATGTATTAGTATAGCAATAAATTTAGTTTTTATTATTTTGCTATATAGGAACAAGAAAAGTATGGGAAACAGAAGATTAGGATTAGGAAGATTAGAATCGCTTGTGGAACAACTTAAAAGAGAACTAGCTTTAGGAAGCGCTACTTTAGTAGGCTTTAAAAGGGCAATAGAAGCAAAAACTGATGATTACACGGTTGTAGAAGCAGATAGCGGAAAAGTACTTACAACTGAGGGCACCGCCAAAAATATTGTGTTCACATTGCCAACTCCAACGACTTCATTACAAGGAATGTGGGTTGAATTTATAAATTGTGCTGATTATGAAATGAAGATTACAGGTGATGCGGGTAAAATGATACTCCAAGGTAGTATTACTGGTAACTATATTGACATTGATGAGCCCAACCAGCTCATAGGCGCTAATGCATGGGCAATATGTACTGGCACCAAGTGGTTTGTTCGTGGCAGCGCGATCTCAGTCAGCCATTGGGATTTCAATCAATAGTTAATTATGTGGAATAAATTTTTAGCAATATTATTAAGTTTTACTTTAGTTTTAATACCTTGTGTAGCTTCGGCAGGGGAAACAGATCCTGACGATTCACTAAATATAAATGGTCGTTTAACGTATCTTGGCAAGGGAGAGAAGACACCATATGCAGGAATTTTATTTGACATTTCAGCTGCAACAAAGCTTAAAATAGATAAACAATTTATGGTGCTTAAATTTAAGCTTGAAATGGATTTCCTAAGAAAGACGCTAACTGCTGAACATTCTTTAGTTTTATCTAAACTTCAGCTTAAGCACGACACGTTACAATCAAGAACTAGTTCCTTATTAAAAATAAAAACTGAAGAGATAAACCGTTTGCAAGACCTAATTAAGAAAGATACAAGAAGTTATTCGCATTGGTGGTTTGTGGGCGGTATTATAGCAGGATGTTTACTTTCCATTGGTATTTATTATGCCGCCTCTGAGATTGGCAAAAATAATTAATAAGGAAATACAAACATGTCTCGTAGTTCGAGAAGATCAGGAACAAGTAACTTATCTTTTCATAAGTTAAAGCGCCAGATAAAAAAACACTCTGGCACAGGTTTCGAATTCGTTCTAGAAGATGCAGACGGCACAGAAGTAACAATATCGAAAAATAAAGAAGTTAAGTATCTTTCTGGCGGTGGCATAAACATTAATTGGACTGATGTCAGTTCCGGATCCGATTCTGATCCTTATGATTTAACTTTAACTATTGATCCAACGGATGCAACAGCAGTTAATGTAGCTGCTAGCGATTTAATTTTAATTGCTGATGCGTCAGACAGCAATAATTTGAAAAAGGCAACTCTTGGTTACGCATGGGACGGTACCAGTTTTTATGTGAATGGAAAAATTGGTGTTGGTGTTGTCACTCCATCTTATGCTTTAGATTTGCCTAACAATAGTGATGCGACCGGAGCCGCCAGAGCAAATGCATTTATAACTTATTCTTCACGAAAACTTAAAAAGAACATCAATCGGATACAAGAGCCGCTTAGTATCGTGAAAAACCTTAGAGGTGTCACTTTCGATTGGAAAGACACCAACAAAAGAGAAATAGGCCTGATAGCAGAAGAAGTAGCGAAAGTTCTTCCAGAGGTTGTTTCTTATCAAGACGCACAGCCTGCCGCCCTCGATTACCCAAAAATAACTGCCCTTTTAATAGAATGTGTGAAAGAACAACAAGAAAGAATTGATTCTTTAGAAAAAAAAGTTGTTTCTTATGTCTCTGAAAACAATAAAGAAAATTAAGAGAAGCATTTTTATTGTTTTACAGCCTGTTTTTTTAGGTTATCGTACACTATATAGTTTGATGGAGCGTGGTGGTTAACAATACCACTGCGTCTATCGAAAAATTAAAAAACAACACATAGTTTAGGAGGGAAAAAAACATGGCTGTTAAAATTTCTGGAGATAATATAGGATTGTCGGGCACTGACGACGATTTATTAACCGTAGCAGATCAATTGCTCACCGTTGCAGGTGAGATTTCTGTTACTACATTAGATATTGGGGGAACAAACGTTTCTGCTACTGCGGCAGAACTCAATTACGTTGATACCACCGCCGGCGTAAGCGCCGCAAGCAAAGCGATCATCTGCGATAGTAATGGTGATTTTGAGATGCAGGATGGTGATAAAGTTTTTCTTGGTACGGATGCTGACGCGTCTCTTTATCACGATGGTAGCAACTGTTACTTAAAAAATGGGACTGGAGCAATGAAAATTGCAGACCAGACTTCTGGCATCGCGGTCTCGATTGGTCACACGACTTCCGAGACAACGGTCAACGACAATCTTACTGTTACTGGTGATCTTACTGTTAATGGTACAACTACAACAGTGAATAGTACGACAATTGCTATTACTAGTTCGTTTACGTTTGAGGGTTATGCAGACGGTAATGAAACGACGCTTAGGGCACTCAATCCTGTTGCTGATTCAACAATATACATGGGTGCTCTGGCAACTGGGTCATATTACATGCCGCTGATCGGAGATGCTCCGACGGCCGCCGCGGCAGCTGTTACTGCTGCTGAATTTGCACTTCTTGATGGTGGTTCTACTGTTGCGACTGTAACAGTTGCAGATGGTGACGGTGTTCTTTTCAACGATGCCGGCACTATGAAACATGTCACTGTCCAATCTCTCTCAGCTTACTTCGACGACGAGATCACGGCAATGCCAAACCTTGTACAAACCAGCGCCCTAAACGCTGGCTCTATTACCTCTGGCTTTGGCAACATTGACAACGGTACTAGTACACTTGATACCGGCGCCGCCACGGTCGCGAGTTTGGTTTGTACTGCTGCTGGTACTTTCGGTGGTGGTTATGGCTCCACAGGCGCCACAATCTCAACCGCTGGTGTCATTCAAGCAAATGGCAACATTGAAACTGCTGGTAGTTTTGTTATTGGTTCGGCCGACATGAGTGAAACCGACTTGGAGAAACTTGACGGTATCACGAACGGCACGGCTGCAGCTTCTAAGGCTGTTGTACTTGATGGTAGCAAAAACATTGCGACCATCGGCACGCTCGGCTGCGGCGCGATCACCTCGACCGGTAACTCGGCAATGGCTCAACTTACCACATCCGGAAGAGTGATTGTTGACGATACAACAGCCGCGACTACTACTACTGATGGTTCACTTCAAACCGATGGTGGTTTAAGTGTCGCCGCAGATGCTGTTATTGGTGACGATCTCATGTTGTTATCAGACGCGTCAGTGATCCACTTCGGCGCCGCCAAAGATGTGACGATGACGCACGTCTCTGGCTCTGGTGTCACGTTCACGAATACGTTAGGTGCTGACACCGCTCTTGGAGCCAAGCCTATGGTTTTGGAATTGGCTACTAAAGAATTGGTGATTACGGACGGCGACAAGGTTGGCGCAATCAACTTTAAAGCAGCTGCTGAAAGCAGTGGGACTGACGCTATTTTGGTTTGTGCTGGAATCGAAGCCGTTGCTGCTGACACTTTTGCAGCTGACAACAACGCAACGAGCTTGGTTTTTAAAACTGCTGCTAGCGAGGCCGCGGCCGGAAAGGTTATGATCCATCCTAATGGACACTTAATGCCTTATTCTGATGACCTTTGTGCTCTTGGTCAGTCGAATAACAACTGGGCAGATCTTTACTTAGCTGATTCCGCTGTCGCTAACTTTGGCGATGATCAAGATGTTACGTTAACTCATGTTCACAATACTGGCCTTCTTTTGAATTCCACAAACAGGATTCAATTCAATGACTCGACGCAATATATTGGTGCAGTTGACGATGCAGCGAATCTTACTATTGCTGCTACAACTGATGTCAATATCGAAGCCACTACTCTTGATTGTAATGCTGCGCTGGACGTCTCTGGTGTTGCAACCTTAGCAAGTCTTGTTTGCACAGCAGCTGCAACCTTTGGTGGTGGTCTTGGCGCGTCCGGCGCAACCATAACTACTAACGGCGCAATTTCTGCTGATGGAAGAATCATAACAGATGATACAACAGCCGCCACTAGCACGACTGATGGTTCGCTTCAAACTGACGGTGGCTTGAGCGTTGCTTTAGACGCCGTGGTTGGTGATGACCTTATCCTATTATCGGATTCATCCGTAATTCACCTTGGCGCCGCCAAAGATATAACAATGACGCACGTCTCTGGCTCTGGTGTCACGTTCACGAATACGTTAGGCGCTGACACCGCTCTTGGAGCCAAACCTATGGTTTTGGAATTGGCTACTAAAGAATTGGTAATCGCTGCCGGCGACAAAATCGGTGCAATCAACTTTAAAGCAGCTGCTGAAAGCAGTGGGACTGACGCTATTCTGGTTTGTGCTGGAATTGAAGCTGTTTCAGAAGGCACTTTTGCTTCTGATAACAATGCAGCGGGTTTGGTTTTCAAAACCGGTGCTAGCGAAGCCGCAGCCGGAAAAGTTACGATTACTTCCGCAGGACATTTGCAACCCTATTCCAATAATCTTTGTGGATTAGGAACTACATCTTACAAGTGGGCAGATTTGTTCTTGGCTAGTGGGAGTGTTATCAACTTTAACAGTGGTAATGTCACAATGACGCATTCCGCAGATACTTTATCGCTCAATGCTGGTGCGTCCATGAAAGCAACTAGTTTCGTCACATACTCGGATGAAAGGATGAAGGAGAATATCAACACTCTTGATAACGCTTTGGATACTGTCTCGAAACTTCGTGGCGTTAGTTACGATTGGAAGCAAGGTGGCAAGTCTGACATTGGGTTTATTGCTCAAGAAGTTCAGAAAGTTGTACCATCTCTTGTTCACGGTAGTGAAAAAGACGGTTATGCTATGGACTATCCAAGTATGAATGCTATTATTGTCGAAGCTATGAAACAACAACAAGTTCAAATAAATGATTTGAAAAAAGTTATTGAATCGCTTAGAAAGTAATATTGTTTAGTGTCTAATGAAAAGGCCGGCAACTGCCGGCCTTTTCTATTTACTTTAAAGGGGGTGTGAAATGTCATCGAAAAAGAAAAATAGAGGACATATTTTATCTGCAATTAGACAAATAGATCCGACCTACGAAATAAAAGACAATGTTTATTATTTGGGCCCAAAAGCTTTTGTCGCTAATTCTGTCGTGCAGTGGCTTGTTGCTAAAATAGAAAATGGCGAATTGGAAAAAGAAAATGTGAATTTTTATGTTGATGCTATTAACAAATACATTAAAGATGAAGTAAACTTACGGTGGGATGAAGGCAATTTAGTGATTGAGGGAAAATGAAAGAAAAAGATTGGGACTACATAGCTAAAGTTGAGAAAGCAATTGCTAAGAAATATGGCAAAGAAACCATACAAAATCCCAATTCTTCATGGGATGAAGAAAAGGAAAAAGATTACATCAATCAGCTTAAAGAATTGGTCAGAAAAGAAGGACTATCTGAAGAGCAAATTGAAAAGGCTGAAATCAATGGTTTTTTAGTTCCTAAAAAACTACTTACTAGAGAAACAAATAGAAAATGTCCTGTATGTGATAATTTTTCATTTAAGATTAAAGATGATGTATATATGTTAAAATACGAATGCTGCTTTCAATGTTATATAAACTATGTAGAAGATAGGGAAGAACGGTGGCTTTCTGGTTGGAGACCAAAAGGAGATAAATAAATGTCACAAGCAAATTTAGACGTCATTCGAGGTGTGGCCCAAGCCGCAGCGAATTCATATGACGGAGCGTTAGACGATAAAGGCGAGCCAATTAAAATTGGCTTGAAAAGAGAAGAGGGACACCTTATTTTAAATTCTAGAACCGTCGATGGGTTTAAAGTCAGATTTCATGGCGATAAATTGCTTTGTACTTACCAAAGTGAGATTAAGCTTAAGGATGTTTATAAGGGAAATCTTGAGAATGAAATGGAACAAACAATGGCAGATATTGTTAAACATCTCAAGAAAGAATATAAAAAAATTACCGGCAACGCCTTGGCTTTAACTCCAGAAGGAGAAGTAGATGTTTTAGTTCAATCAACTTCCAGAGTTAGAGTGTTCGTAACTGCTAGCAAGGCTTACAAAGTCGGTGGTCTCGATGGTATAGAAGCTGTTGTCCAGCCTTCTAAAGAAAAACTTGAAACTTCATTTAAAAGTTTTCTTGACCAAGGCGGCTGGGGGAAGGCTCCTACGAATAAAGAACAAAAAGGTGGTTGGAAGAAAAACAAGCAAAAGGATGGTTGATAATCATGAGATATCAGCTCTCCAAAGAAGAAATTGTTAAAGAAATAATCAAATGTGGCAAAAATGCTTCATACTTTATAAACAATTATGCTAAAATTTCCCACCCCCAATTGGGACTAATCCCTTTCAACACTTATGATTTCCAAGATGAACTAATCAATGATTTTAACGAACATCGTTTTAATATTATCTTGAAAGCGAGGCAGCTAGGTATTTCAACTATAACTGCCGCCTACGTCGCCTGGATAATGATGTTCCGCAGGGACAAAAATGTTTTAGTGATGGCCACCAAGTTTGGCACTGCGTCCAATCTAGTCAAAAAGGTTAAAAATATTCATAAAAACCTTCCAGACTGGATGAAAATTGCTAAGATTATTATTGATAATAGAACTTCATTCGAATTATCAAATGGCTCACAGATAAAAGCGTCCTCAACAACCGCCGACGCTGGCCGCTCTGAAGCGCTTTCTTTGTTAGTTGTCGACGAGGCCGCACACGTCGAAGGTTTGGGCGAACTATGGACCGGTCTTTATCCCACTCTATCGACTGGCGGTCGTTGTATCGCTCTTTCTACTCCCAACGGCGTTGGAAACTGGTTTCACCAAAACTGTGTCGACGCCATGTCTTCTAAAAATGATTTTAAAATCACGACGCTGTTATGGGACGTCCATCCAGATCGCGATCAAGAGTGGTTTGAGAAAGAAACTAAAAATATGTCACGTCGACAGATCGCCCAAGAATTAGAATGTAATTTTAACATGTCTGGCGAGACTGTTTTCCATCCAGAAGATATGCAGTTCTTAGAAGCAATGATCAAAGATCCTAAGCACAGAACCGGCTTCGATAGAAATTTTTGGATTTGGGAAGAACATGATCCTGGATTTACATATTTGCTTTCTGCAGATGTTGCTAGGGGTGATGGAAACGACTACTCAGCTTTTCATATTTTTAAAATAGAAACAATGGAGGTGGTTGCTGATTATCAAGGCAAAGCAACACCTGATATTTTTTCTAATTTAATCATAAACGCCGGCAAAGAATACGGAAGTTGTATGATTGCTGTTGAAAATAATTCTGTTGGATTTGCTGTTCTGGAGAAGTTGAGAGATCAAGGGTATCCAAATATTTATTACTCCTATAAATCATCACACGATTATGCCGATCCCGTTACCGCCGAATATTCTAACAACACCGTTGCTGGGTTTTCAACAACCCAAAAAACAAGACCTTTGATCGTCGCCAAGATGGAAGAATTTATACGCAATAAACTAATTAAAATATATTCCAGTAGGTTATACAACGAAATGAAGACTTTTATATGGCACAATGGTCGACCCCAAGCAATGAAAAAGTATAATGATGACTTAATAATGTCGTGTGCAATTGGTTGTTGGATTAAAGATATAGCCTTTACTGTCAACCAAAGAGATTTACAATACAAAAAAGCTTTCTTAAATTCCATGACGAAATCTGGTAATATGCTTAATACTGCAATAAAAGGCATGGAAGGCTATAAGTCTAATAATACCAGAGAATTAAATAAGAAAAAGGAAGAGCAGGATAAATATATTTGGCTTTTAAAAGGATAACAAAATATGGTTGACAACAACAGAAACCCTAGAAATAAAGATAGTACACTATTCAGACAGCTAACCCGTTTGTTTTCTGGCCCGATTATAAATTACAGGAAACAAATCCCGCGTCAGTTAAAAAGAAGACAACTAGACAGCTATAAATTTAGATCAGCCAGCGGTCAAAACTTTAAAAAATCTGGCTATAGCCCATATGATAAACTCCAAGCAAACTTTTTTGCCAGCCAGGCCCGCGCAGATCGCTATGTCGATTTCGATCAGATGGAATACACACCAGAAATAGCTTCTGCACTGGATATTTACGCTGATGAAATGACAACTTCTACAGCTCTCCGCGCCATGATGGAAATTAAGTGTAACAACGAAGAAATTAAGTCGGTTTTGGATCTCTTATATCATAATGTTCTTAATTTAGAATCAAATTTATTTGGTTGGTGTCGAACAATGTGTAAATACGGAGATTTTTTCTTATATCTAGACATCGATGATAAGCAGGGCATCAAAAATGCAACTGGTCTACCTTCGCCAGAAGTTGAAAGGTTAGAGGCAGAAGATAAAACAAATCCAAATTATGTACAATTCCAATGGAACACCGGGGGCATTACATTTGAAAACTGGCAAATAGGTCATTTTCGAGTACTCGGTAATGATAAATACGCTCCGTATGGAACTTCAGTTTTAGAGCCGGCCAGAAGAATTTGGCGTCAGTTAACGCTTTTAGAAGATGCAATGATGGCATATCGAATTGTAAGATCTCCTGAAAGAAGGGTGTTTTATGTTGATGTTGGCAACATTGCTCCTGAAGATGTTGAACAATACGTTCAGAAAGTTATGACTCAAATGAAACGTAATCAAATTGTTGATACAAGCAGCGGGCGCGTCGACCTTCGATATAATCCCATGAGTGTGGAGGAGGATTACTTCATTCCTGTAAGGGGAAACCAATCATCTAGAGTCGAGAGTTTGCCTGGTGGTACATATACCGGCGATATCGATGATGTTAAATATTTGAGAGATAAATTATTTTCGGCGCTTAAAGTACCTGCATCTTATTTATCGAGAGCAGAAGGAGCAGAAGAAGACAAAACCACTCTCGCTCAAAAAGATATTCGTTTTGCTAGAACGGTTCAAAGGTTGCAGCGTGTTATAGTATCCGAACTTGAAAAAATTGGTATTATTCATTTGTTTACATTAGGATATCGTGGTGACGATTTGCTATCGTTTAAGCTAAGATTGAATAATCCATCAAAGATCGCAGAGCTGCAAGAACTTGAACATTGGAGAACGAAATTCGACGTCGCCGCCGCAGCAACTGAAGGTTTCTTTAGCAAACATTGGATTGCTGATAATATTTTTGGTATGTCCGAAGAAGCACTATTGAAGGTACAGAGAGAAATGTACCACGACAAGAAATTTGAAGCTTCTCTATCAAAAGCTATAGAGGCGATGGCTTCTGCACCGCCCCCCGACGCCGGAGGTGGCCCCGGCCCAGGCGCTCCACCTCTCCCTGGTGGAGAAATTCCCGCGACTCCGCCTCCTGGCGACGACGCGCCATCAGATGAAGGTGAAGACAGCCCACTATTAGTCGCGCCCCCAGGCGAAGCAACTGCATCACCTGAAGAGGGCCTTGGCGGAGAAGCCCCTGCCCCGGCAAAGAGGGATGATAATTCTCATTTAACGGTTGGGGCAAAGGACCATTGGTACACCCCAAAAAAATATAGGGGAGGCGACCGACGCGACCGCGGGGCTCGCCAAAGACATTTTGTTGCTCAGGGCCGACCCGGATACAAAGATTTAAAATCTCTTGGTGTTGGAATTGTAGCGGAAATGGAAGATTTAGATTCTACTTATAATATGGAAGAACAGAAGATAATTCGTAGTTCACAAGAAATAAAAATGCTGATTGAAAGAATGGAGTCAAAAAATAATGAAGTTTAAGCACAATAAAAAGAGAAATACTGCTTTTTTGTTTGAGACCTTAATAAGAGAACTTACGAAGTCTACTCTCGGTAAAGACCACGATAGAAAAGACACTATTCTTTCTATTGTAAAAGAACATTTTGCTAAAAAAACCATTCTTTCAAAGGAGTTAGAGTTGTATAAATCACTTTATAAAAGCGATGATTTGACTCCACCTCTTGCCGAGAAACTTTTAAAAGAAGTAAAAAGAGAACATAAAAGTTTAGATCAAAAAAAGATTTTTGAAGCACAGTCTAAACTTATTAGAAAAATTAATAGAAAATTGTCAAATAAAGTATTTTCTAATTTTGTACCAAATTACAAAAACCTTGCGACAATACATCAGATTTTTAATTCAAAAAACGCGAACCCCAAATCGCGTATCCTTTTAGAACAAAATTATATTAAAATTATATCTTCTAGTATAAATCTAAAAGAAAACATCCTCGCCCCGGTTGATAAATTAACGTTTAAAACTTTTATTAACAAGTTCAACGATAGATATTCTGCAGATCTTTTAAAAGAACAAAAATCGCTTTTAAAATATTATATCACTTCTTTTACAGATCAGGGTTTAGAATTAAAGATATTTTTAAATGAAGAAATTGATAGATTGAAGAAAGAGCTTCATAAGACGATCTTAACTGAAACCGTGCAAAACGATAAAAAGCTTTTTGGCAAAACTAAAAAAGTTTTAAATATCGTTGAAAATTTCCGCAATAGAGAAGTTGATAATAAAATGGTTGAAATTATTTTAAAAGTTCAAGAACTCGTAAAAGAGACCTCAAATTATGGCAACAAAGAAAGTAGTAATAACAATTAGAAAAGGCCCGGGGGTATCGGCAACACCTCCACCCGTTCCCCCGCCCGAGCCAGAAAAAAAACCACAGGCCGAGGTGTCTTTAAAAATTAGAAAGACGCTGGATGGAAATTATATAATTTTTGACCATACAGATGTTGATATTGTTGTATCGCCTACACAAAACAAAATTATTGTTTTTGCAAAAAACAATTTTGATGATTACGTTTACGAGGTACAAGATAAATTATTTAAATTTCTTGTGAAAAAGGGTATAATAGATCCAAATTCGGTCCAAGGTGGAAACGTCTTTATGTCTATGGAAGGTGCAATCTTGCCAGCAAGTGAAAAACATGATGCAATTCAAATGAGCATATTAAATGTGGCTAGATTCATTGAAAACGAAAAGCCAGAATATTTGCTCCGCAAAGCATATGAGGAAGAAGATGAAAGAAGACTTACTGAGCCTGGTCCAGAAGATTCAACCGAGTTTGATCCAGAGAGGTTACACAAAGCGCAAAAGGGTTCACATCGTCCTGTCATGCGCCCATACGGAATAAGCTCGATTTACAGAATCTAGTAATTGAAGAGAGACTTAAATTGGATTTATTATATTTTTTATTGATTGCGTATGGAATGACGCAAGTTATTGTAAGTGGCACCATTTTTGATAAAATTAGACCATCCAAACAATGGCTTAATGGTTTCGGCCAACTTTTCCATTGCGCATTATGTATGGGCTTTTGGGTTGGTGTATTTTTGTGGAGTATTAATGGCTTAACAGAACTATTTAGCTTTGAATATAATATAATTAATCCACTATTACTTGGATCTTTGTCATCTGGAACTTCATATTTGCTTTATACAATAATGGGGGATTTCGGAATACGCTCTGAACAAATGACAAATGTTTTTCATAGACAACAAGGAAGGTAAAAATGAGAAGACAAAATATCGCAGAAGTAAGACGCTGCTGTAAGGGAAGCAAAAACACGCAAGGGAGAGCCTTGCAAAAAAATTCTTATTATAAAAGGAGTAACAAAAATGAGTATTTGGAAAGAACAAAAAACAGGTAAAGGTAACGCAGCGAAGGGTACGCCCACGACGAAAACCAATGTCGTGCCTCCAGCTTGGAAAAATGGTAAAGGCGCTGTTAGGGGTGATAAAGGCAAGGCCGCTAAAAAGTAAAAGGCTTGATTAAATGACACAAAAACTTTTACGAGAATATTTTGAATTATGTCCCGATGGGAATTGTGTACTTGATGTATTAACGGAAGGTGAACGCAGATCCTTGCAAGAAGGCGCGGTTTTTCTCGTAGGTGTTTGTCAAAGGGCAGGTGTCAAAAATGGCAATGGCCGGATCTATAAGAAGTCGACTCTTGAAAGAGAGGTGGAGAAATACCAGGCTTTGGTACAAGAGCGCCGCGCTTTAGGAGAGTTGGACCACCCAGATGATTCAGTTGTTAATCTTAAAAACGTATCTCATCTCATGACAAAAATGTGGTGGAAGGGTGACGACGTTATGTGCAAACTTGAAGTAATGAACACTCCATCCGGACAAGTCCTCAAGGAGCTTATAAAATCAGGTATTAAATTAGGGATTTCCTCCAGAGGCTTGGGTTCTGTCAAAAATCACGGCGGGCAAACAATTGTAGAAGATGATTTTAAATTGATTGCATTTGATATGGTTTCTGACCCGTCGACGCCCGGCGCCTGGGTCGGCCCGGAAAGAGGTTCTAGCTCAAACCCAGATTTGGCAGATGTTCTGGCAAAAATGTCTGAGAATATAACTTTGAAAGAAAGCACCGCAAACGGCAAGCTTAATGAAGTTCTAGATGATATATTAAAGAGCTAAGGAAAATTTAATGAAGAGAAATGAAATTAAAAGCATTATCAAGCCGATAGTAAAAGAATGTATAACTGAACTTTTGTTACAAAAAGAAGGCATTTTGTCGAACGTCGTATCAGAAGTGGTCAAAGGATTGCAAAGTCCAATCTTGGAATCTAATAATTTTGATAAAAACGAACAGACCGAACAAGAGTTGTCAGAGCTTGAAGCAAAATATGAATTGGAAAGACAAGAACGTATCAAAAGATTAAATGAATCTGTTGGTAGCAATTTCTTTAAAGGAACGCGCCCCGCGCCTACAGATAATGCATCTCAATATGACCCCTTGTCTGGTATTAGCGCACGAGATCCTGGTGTTGATATTAAAGGCATCATGGCCATCGCCGGAAACAAATGGAAGAAACACACAAAGTAAAATATAATGAGCAAAAACAAGCCAGTAAACGTCGAAGTAACACTAAGACATGTGAGAAACGACCCCAACAAATTGATTAGAAAGTTTATAAAAAAAGTTAAAAAAGAGAAAATATTAGAGGAAGTTAAAGGCCGAATGTACTACGAGAAGCCTTCATCAAAAAGAAGACGAATGAAAAAACGAAAATTAGAAAACGCAAGAAAAGCTCAAAAAGAGCAAAATAAAAAATTAAACATACAACCAATGAAGAGGTAAAAAGAATTGGCAACTACAATCAAATCATCAACGCTAACTGTAAGTCTTGTTGAAGATATTTTTCTCAACGGAAGCCAACAAGGCTCGAAAAATACACTAAGTATTAGTGGCATAAAAGATGTATTTAAAAGAATAATTACTATTGCAGCAGATGATGACGCTACAGTTCTAGTTTTTAAATCTACAACAGCCATTGCAGACGGAGCATTAGATTTGCAGAACGTGAAATATATTCGTGTAACGAATTTGGATGATACTAATTCTGTTGGTCTCTCTTTACAACTAGATTCAGATGAAGATAATAGTGCTGCAAATGAATCTTGTACTATCCTGTTAGAAGCAGGCCGCAGCTTTATAATGGGAACGCCTGATGAAGGAATTCATGTGGATGATGATTCAGCTGGTATATTAACAGCGCTAACGGATCTAGAGAGTATTATAATTAATCCGGGCGCCAATGCCGGCTCCGTGGAAGTGTTTGTAGCTTCCGCATAAAAAGGATTTTTAATGAAAAACAAACTAAATATTAATAACAGAATAATTATATTGGAGAATTTAAATGGCAGTACATAAATATACAAGCTGGGGAAGGACAAGAAGCCCTAAGAATATAGCTGGAGACCCAGGTACCGCGGTTACTTTAGAATCAGATACCGACAATCTGCTCACAAGCAATAGCGATTATAAAACTGTAGGCTATGCCACAGAGAATCAAAGATATTTACATGTTCTTGTTACCGACCTTAATGACACCGCTCCTGCCGCACTAACCGTATTTGGATATTGTCACGCTTTTGAAAGATGGTTTGAGATAGCGGAAACAGAAGCCGGAGGCGAAGGTCAAAACACTGCAAACGCCGCGGCCTCCATAACAGTGGCTGATTCTGGAAGGGCTGTTACTGCTCAGGTTCCAAGCGATAGGGAATACCGGGTCTATGAAATACGAGGAATAGATCGAGTTGCTTTTGTACATGAAGACAGCACTGAAGTCGATGTTTTCGCCGCTTGTAGCACCTTTTAAAATCAAAATGGATTTTATAGCTAACAATTACTATTTACTAACAGTATGTACTATTTTCAGGAGAAATAATTAATGTCCTCAATGTTAGAGCAAGCTATTGTTGATGCAAATGCATTGAGAGACGTAGCGATTAAAACAGCTGAATCAAACTTGGTTGAAAAATATTCAGAACAGATTAAAGAAGCGGTTGAAACGCTTTTAGAACAACCAATGCCGGGCGAGGAAGACCCCATGGCCCCAATGACCCCCGGCCCCATGGCGATGGATCCTGCAGCTGCCGGAATGGCAATGCCTCCGCCCCCAATGGGAAATGAAGGTTCTCCTGAAGATGAATTGGACGTCCCTCTTGGAGCTACCGAAGGCGAGAAACTATGCCCTTGTCCTGAAGAAGAAAAAATTGTAGTTGTTAATTTACCTGAATTAATTAAACAAGCTGAAGAAGAAGCAGGCGAAGGTGTTTCTCCTGAAGAAGTAGAACAATTCGGTACAGAAGTAGAACCAGAGGAAGAAGAAGAGGAAGAGGAAGAACTTCCCATGGGCTTGGAAGAATCAATTGAATTGCCAGAAGAATATTTATATGATATTCTAGAGTCATTAAAAGTAGATGTCAGCCCATATTCTGTTCGCGATGGCTGGACCGGCACACCAACCGCTGCTATAGAAGAAGCAGAGGAATTAGAATTAGCTCGTCAACAAAGTGACGAGGTTGCTGAAGACCTAGAGGTACTTCAGACGGCAGTTAAAGAACTGCACGAAACAAATGAATATTATGAGAATATGCTACTAGAAGCTAAGAGTTATATTGATGCTAGGGAAAACGATCACCAAGCTAAATTAAACGAAGCCGCCGGAGTTTTAAATGAAACTAAAAAAGTAGCGTATATTCTAAAGAATAAATTGGACGAAGCGAACTTAACAAATGCTCGTCTATTATATACAAATAAGGTTTTATCAAACAGCTCTTTGAATGGGCGACAAAAAAATCAAATTGTCGAAGCTTTGATAAACACCGAATCTGTTGAAGAAACAAAAACAATATATGAGACTCTTCAAAGCGCAGTGGGCAGCACCAGTAAATCAACTAAAAGACAGCCGAAATCACTGAGCGAGGTAGTTAATAGAACTTCAACAACAATGTTGCCTCGATTGAATGAGGGACAAGAGAAGCAAGATACGTCGGCTTCAAACCGATGGAAAATCTTAGCAGGAATAAAAGACAATTAAAATTTTAAAAATATAGGAGGAAATTAAAAATGTCTGTTTTGCAAAAGTTGACTGAAGGTCTTGTTAAACGTGATCTCCAGAAGGAAGGTGCTGCTCTCATGGATAAATGGGAAGCCACAGGTCTTCTTGAGGGTCTTAACAGTGACCACAATAAAAATACAATGGCTCGCTTGCTTGAAAACCAAGCTTCTGAGCTACTTAGAGAGGCCAGCTCAATGGCAGCTGGTGACGTCGAAGGTTTTGCTTCCGTAGCATTCCCTATCGTTCGTCGTGTCTTTGGCGGTCTTATCGCCAATGATCTTGTTTCCGTCCAACCGATGAGCTTGCCTTCGGGCCTCATCTTCTTCATGGACTTCACATACAACGATGGCCGACTCGGCGTCGACTCTGGAGATTCCCTCTACGGTGGAGGCGTTGTTGGTAAAAACATCATCAGCGGTACATCGGATATCACTGAAGCAGGCGGCGGGTTCTATAACCTTGCCAACCACTATTCTTCGGTTACCGCTTCCGCCGACGTCACCGTGAGCGCTCACGCAACGTCGGGCGACGTCCCGGGCGCTACAGGTGTGGATGTTTCTGCATTCACCGAAGCCCATAAGAAAGATGTACGTTTTGATGCGGATTTGCTGGCCAACACATCTTACAATGTGCGCCATTACACCATCGATGCTGACGAAGATCTCGAAGGTCTTAATCATGATGCTCTCGGAGCTATTAATTGGACTAATTTGGGCGACACAACTAATGATAGTGTTGTTCGTCGTTTGACCAAATACGTTCGTAGCACAGGCCTGGTTCACCTCTATGTCCAAGCTACTGACGGCGCCGGGACCGACGATGCCGGAGGTTCTAAAACAATTGTTTATCCAGTTAAGGATACTTTTAACAAAAGCAACCTTGGTGCTGTTGTTGGTTCAACCCCGTGGGGACTTGAAGCTGCTGATAATAGCTTCCGTCAATCTGACAACGTTGACTGGGATCAAAATAGTGGCGCCGGCGACAAGAACAGGATTCCTGAGATTGACATCAAGGTCGACAGCGTGTCTGTCACCGCGATGACCAAAAAGCTCAAGGCCAAATGGACGCCTGAGCTTGGGCAAGATCTCAATGCTTACCACAACCTCGACGCGGAAGTTGAGCTTACCTCGATTCTTTCTGAGCAGATTGCTCTTGAAATCGATCGTGAGATTCTCAACGACCTCGTTCAAGGTGCAACCGCTGGTACGTATTACTGGTCTCGTTCACCTGGTTTATTTGTCGATAAGACAGCTGGTACCGAGCTTGGTGCTACTGCTGCTGCCCCGGATTTCACCGGTACAGTTAGTGAGTGGTATGAGACACTTGTTGAGACAGTCAACGATGTGTCGGCTCAAATTCACCGTAAGACTCTTCGCGGTGGAGCCAATTTCCTCGTGACTTCACCAGAGGTTGCCAATATTCTTGAGTTTACTTCTGGTTTCCGCGCTAGTGTTACAGCTGATGCCGATCGTGGTGTCGTAGGTGCGGTTAAGACAGGTGCGCTTAGTAAGAAATGGGACGTTTACGTCGATCCTTACTTCCCGCGTAATCTTGTTCTTGTTGGTCGCAAGGGAGGAAGCTTCCTTGAGAGCGGTTATGTATACGCTCCTTACGTGCCCCTGCAAGTCACGCCTACCATCTTTGGTACGGAAGACTTCACGCCACGCAAGGGTGTGATGACCCGCTACGCAAAGCAGATGGTCCGTCCTGATATGTACGGTCTCGTCGTGGTTCGCGGATTACTTGGTGAGTCTGGCGCAAGCTAGTCATTAAGTGACACATATTAAGCCCCACCTTCGGGTGGGGCTTTTTTTGATTTAATTGGATTTAACAAATCCAACAAACTATTTACTACTGATTGATAAGGCAGAAAGCCCTTTAAAAGGAGAAACGAACATGAGTAAATTAGGAAGATATTCAGCAGACAGAAAAAAGGTACAAAGTCTAACTGCGGCTTATACCGTTACAAAAGCCGATTGCGGAACAATTTTTGTGCTTAACCTTGCAGCTGGTTTTACCGTCACTTTACCGACCGTCGCTGACGCCGGCAAAGGCTGGTGGTGTAAGTTTATTGTTGGCACCAATTGCTCAAGCGGTAATTATATTATCACGGAAGCTACCGCAACTGATACTAACGTATTAGTCACACAAATTAATGAGCTGGAAACCGATACCAACGACGACGGACCCAGTAGCACGGGTCATACGACTATTACTTTGCCCAACGCCACTGACACTGTGGGTGATATGATAGAGGTTGTTTGTGATGGAAGTAATTTTTACTGCCACGGACAGACCGCTCTCGATGGCGGCGCTGCCCTAGCTTAATAGATAATAAAGACCTTATCAAAAACATCAAGCCTCGTGTTCTTATTGAACATGGGGTTTTTTGTTGTGTTATACTATTTATTATCAACCAAGGAGGCCTAAAATGGGCAAACGTAGAAGAAGACTTCATAGTCCAAAATACGCTAAGAAATACGCCAAGGTAAGAGAAACTTATAATCGTTTAAGAGGCGTTGTAACAGCTGCAGAAGCTGATGGTGTAGTGACACCCGAAGAAGTAAAAGTAATTGAAGAAGTTAAACAGGAAGTTGTTGAAGCAGTAGCAGAAATTAAAGCCGAACCAGTCGTTGAAGTCAAACCAAAACCAGTTGTTGAAGTCAAACCAAAACCAGTTGTTGAAGTCAAACCAAAACCAGTTGTTCAGGCCCCTAAAAAATCTTTATTCTCAAGAACAACAAAAAAAGCGTCTGCAAGAAAAGCACCCGCAAGAAAAAAAGCTGCAAAAGTAACTAAGAAGTCTTCCATTAAGGAATGATATGGGTTTTCCCTTCATGAGAACTAATTACTCTTGATAGGAGAACTTATGAATGGCTGTACCTACTTTAACACCGAAAAGACAATCAAGCGCAGTGATTTTGCCATCAACAGGGACGATTGATGACGCAAAAACTTCAACGAACTATGCCTTTGGTATTTATTCTATAGTTGGCCAACCCCTGTATGATGATAATTTTGTCCATGGCGCCGTCGATCAAATATCCTATACCTATAAAAAACTTGGTGGCGATGTACTTGATATTGAATTAACACCAGGCAATATTTATACAGCATATGAAGAAGCTGTACTAGAATATTCTTATATTGTTAATATTCATCAAGCCAAAAATGCTTTGCCAAGTATGCTGGGCGCTACAACTGGTACTTTCGACCATGACGGCAATCTTTCTGGAGAGGACGGGAGTGCTTTACTTGCTAGTTTAGATGGAAAAAGAATAGAACTATCTTATCCAAAGTATAAATTTACTTATTGGAAAAGAGTTTCAGAGGGTTTTTCTACAGAAGCCAACATTGGCGGAACAGAAACAATTAGATCTGCTTCTTTCTCTGTCTCAACTGATGTACAAGATTACGATTTACAATCCATTTTAACAGGAACTCTTGGAGGAGCCGGCGAATTATTAGAAAAAAACAAAAAAGTTTCAATTAAGAGAGTTTTTTACAAGACACCTCATGCTATGTGGAGATTCTATGGTTATTACGGTGGGATCAACACGATTGGAAATTTGTCGACATATGGAATGTATTCAGATGATTCCACATTTGAAGTAATCCCCGCGTGGCAAAATAAATTACAGGCCATGGCCTATGAGGATGCAATTTATACTAGAAATTCTCATTATTCTTACGAGATTAAAAACAACAAGTTAAGAATATTTCCAGCCCCGGTTGGAAACTCAGCGAGCAAATTTTGGTTTGAATATGTCGTCCAAACAGATCCTTGGGATGAGGACGCCTCATCTGGAGGAAAAGCAAATACCGATGGTGTTAACAACATGAACACGCTTCCCTTTTCCAACATTCCTTATAAAAATATTAACTCTATTGGCAAGCAGTGGATCCGCAGGTTCGCCCTATCTCTCACAAAAGGCATGCTTGGTCAAGTGAGAGGCAAATTTGCTTCGATACCCATACCAGGAAACGACCTCACGCTCAATGCTAGTGAATTATTATCCCAAGCACAAAATGAACAACAGGTTCTTAGAGAAGAATTGAAAACAACGCTCGATGAACTGACATACAAACAAATAGTCAGTGATCAAGCAACTATGTCAAATCAAGTTACCGAAACAAATAAACATATACCGATGGGTATATATCATGGCTAAAAGGAGAGTGTAAATGGCTACCGATAATAAATGGAAGCAGCCAAAGTCGCCTCCACCACCCTTGTTTGCCGGTGAAAAAGAACGCGACTTGGTTAAACAAGTTAATGATGAATTGATAGAGCGTGTCATCGGCCAACAAATATTATATTATCCGATTGATATGGAAACAACAAATTTTCACCCTCTTTATGGCGAAGCACTTAGCAAAAGCTTTTTGCCGCCAATAAGAGTTCATGCTTTAATTGATTTTGAAGGGTTCCAAACTACAACAGAAACTTATGGGTTAGATAAAGATGCCAGTATAACTGTACATTTTCACAAACGCCGACTAACCGAAGACCAAAATCTATATGTCCGTGAAGGCGATTTTGTTCTCTATGGACAACAATATTATAAAATTGTTTCGCTGGCGGAACCAAGAGAATTATTTGGTCAAGCAGACAAAAGAGTAGAAATTTCAGCCAAATGTATTAAGGTAAGGGAGGGAATGTTCGATGCCAACTAATGAAGCTGAAATACCTTTTGGACCATCAACTATCGAGACAATAGATTATGCGGTATTTAATTGGGTTAACGATCTACTAGATATTCATTCTGAAACAAACAAAGGTTTCAAAAAAGTACCGGTGATCTGGGTCTCGGCTGAAAGATCATTTCAAATAAAAAATGATATTGATTTACGGGAAAAAACAGGTGTTTTCTCTTTCCCGGTGATCACACTAGAAAGAACAAATATGGTTAAATCTTTGAATTCCAAAGGCGCCATCTATGGAAATGTCTATCCAGTTGATGATAATAAAGGCGGATCAATAGCCATAACAAAACAGATTAATCAATATAAAAGCAGCAATTTTATCAATGCCGATTCTGGCCGAAGTACATCAGATCCATATCATAAATCAAGAAGAACGGGTGTTAGATACGCTATTAAAACAGAACAAAAACCAAAAATTGTGTATGAGACAATAACAATTCCCATTCCAGTTTATGTTAACGTATCTTATACTATTGGTATAAAAGCAGAATACCAACAACAATTTAATGAAATTATAACTCCTTTTATGACCCGACCTTCTGGTTTAAATTATGTATCCTTGAACCACGAAAGACACGTTTTCGAGGGCTTCTTAGGAGAAAATTTTTCACAAACAAGCAATGCTGGCGCCCTCGCCGAAGAAGAAAGAAGATATGAAAGCAATGTTGATTTTAGAGTGCTTGGGTACCTCATTGGAGACGACAAGAATCAAATAACGCCGAGAGTAGTCCGAAGACAAAACTTTGTGGATGTTAAGATCCCTCGGGAACATGTGATTCTTGGTGACATTCCAGAACACACCGGGTCTCTGAGCAGCGAACCTTTCTACAGAGAATAAGATTGCTAAAAGATGGAGTTTTGAGTTTAAAATTACTATTTATTAAAGAAGTTAGTATTAATCTAAACTCTATTGAAACACCAAGTTTCGCATAAATAGGAGAAAAATCCATGGCTGAGAAAAAGTTTAAATTCGTATCTCCAGGAATCTTTGTCGACGAAATCGATGATTCTGGTATACCAAATTCAGGTGGAGACATTGGACCTGTCATTGTCGGCAGATCCACAAGGGGCCCGGGCATGCGCCCAACAAGAATCGAATCTTTTTCTGAATTCGTTCAAACATTTGGTGCACCCACACCAGGCAATGATACAGAAAAAGATGTTTGGAGAAGCAATAACCCCGCTGGCCCAACATACGCCGCTTACGGCGCTCAAGCGTGGCTAAAAAATAACAGACCTCTTACTTTCGTGCGATTAATGGGAGAAGAACACCCCTCGGCTGCAACTGCGGGGAAAGCCGGATTTAAAACAACCAATACGTTCAACAACACTAATTCTAGCAATGGTGGAGCTTACGGTCTTTTCTTAATTAATTCGTCTTCGATTCAAGGCGATCAACAAAGCTCGCCAGGAAATTTCCCAACTGGTACATTAGCTGCCATATGGTATTTGCAAGCCGGCGCCATGGCCCTTACTGGTAATGTACCAGTCGGAGCGCTTGGAGGTGACGATGATGTCATCGCCACTGTAGCGCACTCCAGCCCAACAGCTTCTGTCGGTGGTTTTATTCAAAATGCAGCGTCTAATGAGTGGACAATTATTCTTAATGACGGCACCGACACCGACGCCGGCGCGGGCACCTGTACAGGTAAGAAATATACTTTTAACTTTGACAGAAACAGCTCAAAGTTTATTCGAACCGTCTTTAACACAAATCCAGTCCTAACTAATTCAAACATCGCTAGCACACAGCAAAAATACTGGCTTGGTGAAACTTTCGAAGGATCCGTCGCTAAATATATTACAAGCGGCTCTGGCGCCGGGACAGTGTTTGGTTTCATCGCAGGATTGGGTACATCCGATACTGTAGGACACCATCACCGACAAATGCCGGCACAGCCTTCAAAAACTGGTTGGTTTATCTCCCAGGATTCTAGAGCAACATACACTGATTACACGGCAGATGGCACGACTTATGTAAAGCAATTATTCAGGTTTGTTTCCCTTGACGATGGCGAATGGTCGCAGAGCAACCTTAAAATTTCTATTGCAGATATCAAAGCACCTAGAAACAGCTATGAAAAATATGGTTCTTTTAGCGTTCTCGTCCGCGATATTCGAGATTCTGACAACGCTCCTGGTATTGTTGAAAAATTCACCAATCTCAACTTAAATCCTTCTTCCGAAAACTTTATCTCTAAAAGAATCGGTGATCAACATTTGGTTTGGGATAGTGAACTTAGTGTTCCTGGTGGTGTCGCTCGCTACAAAATGCGTGGCGATTATCCGAATGTCTCTAGATTCTTTAGAGTTGAGCTTAATGATGAAGTTAAGCTTGGATTAGACACCCCAGAGCTTCTTCCATTTGGAGTGAGAGGGCCAATGCGCTATAAAGGCTGGTCCTTTAAAGGCCGCGACATACAGGCTTACCAAATTAATCAAAAAACTTCTGTCGCTGCCGCGGCAGCCTCGGTAGTATTTCAATTTTCTGATAACTCCAGCGATGAGACTACATTTACATTTACAGATGCACTAGGGACGTCAGCAACGTTTGAAGTTGATCGTGTCGCCGCTGACGGCGCCTCAGTCGCTGGCGCCATCGCCATGTCAGGCTATGCAAACAGCGGAACAGGGCTTGCAACCGCGCTTGAAACCGCGCTTGATGCATCTGATCTGCGAATTGATACAACCCGATCAACCGCAAAATTGACCCTTACAATGCAAGACGCCGGCGCCTCTGGTAATACACCGATCGTAACTGCTGGTGGGGTTGTTAATGTTGATGACTCCTCGCAAGGAGACGCTATGCCAACTCAATTCGAGGGTGGCTCTGACACCATGGGCCCAGCACACACGGCTGCTACTTTATTCCTTGAAACCGATCCGGGAGTAGTACCTTATAAGCATGGTATACATAAAGGTGATGTCGACGGCGCCGGTAACGCCTGTGCTCCACATGCTGCTGGAAAGAATCCAATTGCACCACATAGTATCCCTGCTCACAGTGCTTCCGCAGCAGCCTATTCGGCTGTGCCAAGACAAGCGCTATCTGGAGCTTTCGTATTCCCAACAATTTCTATGAGGTCTTCTTCATTAGATGGTAACTTAAAAGATAGAACGGATGCATTCTTCGGCGCAACCTTTAATCGCCTTGGCGAAGCAACAAAGTCTAATCTTTTTGATGAAAGCTCGATTGATGTTGTCCGAGCCCTCGCTGCGACTTATTCTAAAAACTCGTGGGATCCCCCCGCAGAAGCTACTGCAGTTGAACACGCTTGGACATTTACTTTGGACGACCTTCAGAAAGCAACGTCGTCCGATTTCCTTGCAGCTGCATATGTTTCTGGCTCTAGAGTAAGTGGAGAATCATTTACGGCAGCTTCTGGTTCTTACCGTGAAGTTCTAAATAATGGATATGATAGATTCACAGCAGCTCTTTATGGTGGATTTAATGGCCTAGATGTAACGGAAGCCGAACCTTTTGGGAACCATAGATTAGATGATAGCACAAATGTAAAAGAGAATTACAGCTATTACTCAGTGAAAAAAGCAATTGATGCAATTGCCGATTCCGAATCAGCTGAAATGGATCTCTTGGTTGCACCTGGCATCACAAATCCAAGCATTACAGAACACATGATTAACGTGTGCGAGAATAGAGGAGACGCCTTAGCTATTATCGATATTGAAAGCGATTACATACCTCGTTATGAGAGTAATTCTGCAGAGGCTAGCCGAATCGGTACAGTCGTTTCTGCTGTCAACACCTTTAAAGATAGAGGGCTTAACTCTAGTTACGGATGCGCTTTTTATCCATGGGTACAAGTCAGAGACTCAGCATCAGAAACTTTCCCAGGCAAACTAGTTTGGATGCCACCTTCGGTCGCTGCCTTGGGCACATTCTCAAGCACACAGCGAAACGCCGAGTTATGGTTTGCTCCTGCAGGCTTCAACCGAGGAGGTCTCTCTGAAGGTGTGTCTGGTCTAAATGTTGTTAACGTGCGACAAAGGTTAACTTCTGTCGATCGTGACAGGCTCTATGGCGCGAATATCAACCCCATCGCGAAATTCCCATCGGAGGGCATCGTGGTCTTTGGCCAAAAAACGCTTCAGGTCACTCCTTCCGCATTAGATAGAATCAATGTTAGGAGACTGCTCATTTTCCTTAAAAAGAGAATTTCTAGAATTTCTGCTAGCATTTTGTTTGAACCCAATGTGCAAACAACGTGGGATCGATTTTTGGGTAGAGTAAATCCCTTGTTAGAAAGCGTGAAGGCACGATTTGGCTTGGTAGACTTTAAAGTTGTTTTGGATTCCAGCACGACTACAGATGATCTTATTGATCAAAATATCCTTTATGCTAAAGTTTTCTTGAAGCCGACTAAGGCTATTGAGTTTATCGCACTAGATTTTGTAATTACAAATACCGGTGCGTCATTCGAGGATTAATAAAAAATGGGGGTGAAATATGTTTCACCCCCTAATTAAAAGTAGAACATTTTTTGGAGGATTAATACAATGGCAACAGGATATTGGGCGGATCAAGGCATACAGCCGAAAAGACAATATAAATGGATATTACAATTTAGTGAACTAGGCAGCCAAACCGGCCTTATGTCGCTACCACAATGGATTGTTAAAACCGCTAGCAAACCCTCTTTTACCATTGGCGAATCCTCACATTCATTTATTAATCATACTTTCCATTTCCCTGGCAAGCTCACATGGTCAGCTGTTGATGTGACCATGGTTGATCCTATCTCTCCCAACGCCTCAGAGGCACTTATGGAGGCCATCAGGGCGTCTGGCTACGCTTACCCGAATGAAAACCAGGGTAACGAATCAGCTGGTGTTTCTTTTAGCAAGGAAGCCGCCGTTGGCACTTTGGGTGAAGTAAAACTGATCCAACTTGGTAATACAATGGCGGAACGAATTGAAGAATGGGTGCTACATAATGCTTGGATCAAAGATGTTAATTTTGGTAGCCTTTCATATGATACGGAAGAGTTAACCAACATTAGTTTAACTTTACGTTATGACTGGGCCCGATTTAATAAATTAAGTTAAAATAAAACATTAACGCTTTGTTAAGCTTATTGTATAATCTATTCTAGAGTTAATTTATCGAGGTGAATAATGTCTAGAAGAAATAACCGTGCCAGAGCAGGAAGCACAGAAAAAAAAGTTCCTGCTGATTCTTCTGTTGAGGCTACTCTAGCCTCACAAAGTGACGAGAGTGGTTCAAGTTTGCTGTCTTTCGTGACACCAACAGAGTTTGTTCAGTTGCCTTCGAAGGGCAAATTTTACCCTTCAGAACATCCTTTACATAATAAAGATGTTGTTGAAATTAAGTACATGACTGCGAAACACGAAGATATTCTGACTTCACAAACCTTGCTCAGGAAGGGAATCGCTATTGATCGGTTATTAGAAAGTCTTATTTTAGATAAAAGTATAAAATTAGATAATTTGCTTATAGGAGATAAAAATGCAATTACAATAGCAGCCAGGAAAACCGGCTATGGAAGTGAATATGAAACTTCCATGGTATGCCCCGGCTGTGGCATAAAACAAAATCATTCTTTTGATTTGGACGAGTTAAAACACAACTTTCCTTTTGAAGAAGAACTAGAAGAATTTAATATAGAATTAACTGCAAATAATACATTTTTAATTAATTTGCCCCAAACAAAAGTTGCTTTAGAAACTCGTTTGCTTAGTGACGCAGATGAGAGAGTATTGGAGAAGACAAGCAAAATGCGTAAAAAGCACGGTCTCGGCCGTGGAGAAATTACTTTAACCGATAGATTAAAAGCGGTTGTGTTAACAGCAGATGGAGAAACTAATAGAAATATTATAGAGGAATTTATTGATAATATGCCAGCTCTTGATGCTAAATTTTTTAGAGCGGCGTATGCCGCGTTAACCCCAAATATCGAAATGAAACAAGAATATCGGTGTGATTCTTGTGGACACGAAGAGGAGGTAGATGTGCCCCTGTCGGCCGACTTTTTTTGGCCTGGGTGATGAGTATATTGAATCTGTTTATGAACAATTTTTCTTGCTTAAATACCACGGTGGTTGGAGCTTTATAGAAGCATATAATCTTCCCATACCTCTAAGAACATGGTTTATTAATCGTTTGGCAAAACAATTCGAAACAGAAACAGAGGAAATGGAAAAAGCTTATAAAAAAGCAAAAAAATCTTAATAGTAAGCCGGCTCTCATGCCGGCTTTTATTTTTTTTAATTAACTACTTATTTATATGATATGAGGACTAGCGTATGAAAAACGACATAATCGAAATTAATTTAGATATCAAGACCGTTGAAAAACTAGAAGAAGGAGTTATGCACGTTGCTCCCGCCGCACTCGGAGACGCTGTTAAAATAGCTTTATGGGATATGTTTGGATATCAGGCGGCACCTTCAATTGATTTGAAAGGAACACCACAACAAATTAGTGCTTTTGTTACTGCTCTAAGCGGGGAAAAGAAGTACTTAGATTCTGTCATGCGAAATGGTCTTGATAGTCCTTCAACATACAAGAGTAAATTTTCGTTGGAAAATGCTATTGGTAATTTTGAGAGAGAAACTGGCTTAGAATGGCCAATTAAGTAATCGGGGCTTTTAAATGGATGAAGATCTGAAAAATTTATTAAGGGATTTGATCTCTAAACTGAATCAAACCCCTCCAACCACAACGGGCCCCCCACCGGGTCAACCACCCGGAACGGGCCCGGTTGGTGGTTACGCCGGCGGCGCCGGTGCTAACATACCCACTCCACAGGATGCTGCAACCATACAACAAATTGGTGAAATGGAGGCTCGACGCAAAAATTATTCAGATGGAATTGCCAGAAGCTTGGAACAACAGCGCAGCATCGCAAAAAACATTGAAAGTATAATACAGAGAACCCTCAAAATAAAAAGAGAGGAAGAAGCCGCAGCTAGAAATTTATATAATGAGCAGCAAAAAGTGGTTCGGGTATTAGAAGAGGATTTGTCATTATCCAAACAGAATTCTTCTGTGACTCAATCGGAAATACAAGCAAAGCAACAAATCTTATCTCAGCACAAAGGGGAACTACAAGATCTTAAAACAAAACTTGAGTTGAGTGAACGTAGCGCTCAATTAGCTCAGCAAGAAGCCTCTCTTATAGCACAGGTTGAGGCTAGAACCCAATCTCTTGTTTCCACGTTATCACAAGGTATTTTAACAGCCAATGCTGCTAGCAAAACTGGCATGTTCGGTGCATTATTCGGTTCTGGGTCTGGAGCCGGCTTCTTTGAAAAGCTTAAGACTTCTGGAAAAGCTATAGGCCAAATCGCTTCCCCTTTGAACGCTTCTTTAAGCGTGGTTGGGTACCTTACCGATGCATTTAAAAAATTATTTTGGGCGACAGACGAAACCGCTGCTAAATTTAGAAGAGCTACAGGCGCCGGCCAAGAATATACCAAGGTCTTAACTCAAACAATACAAAGAAACACGCGCTTTGGAATCATAACCGAAGAGGCCGGCAGGGCCATGACAGCGCTTCATACTCAAATGAGAAGTTTTTCCGGCGCCACTGACAGCGCCCAAAGGTCGGTTATAGACTTAACATTGCGAATGACTCGCTTGGGTGTTTCTGAACAAACTACAGCCCGAATGACAGATATGCTTACCAAAGCTATGGGGATGAATATAAATCAAGCCATCGCTGCCCAAGACAAAATAGCTGTATACGCTCGGCAGATTAAAGTGAGCGAACAAGAAGCTGCCCAGGCATTTTTGCAATTCTCAGGTGCTTTGGCAGCCCATGGCCCGAATATGATTAATGTTTTTAAAGGCTTGATTTCGCAAGTTAAACAAACAGGGGTTGAAATGAGTTCCCTTGTTAATATCGCCAACCAATTTGATACATTTGAATCTGCAGCTGCTTCAGTAGGTAAATTAAATGCATTACTGGGCGGTAGTCACCTGAATTCTCTTCGAATGGTGAATGCAACGGAATCAGAGAGAATAAGATTAGTTGCAGAAGCTGTCCGAGCGTCCGGAGCTAATATTAATGCCCTTGGTCGTTTTACACAAAAAGCACTTGCTCAAGCCATCGGCGCCAAAGACTCTGCAGAAGCAATGAAGATCCTTCGCGGACAATTAAATATGTTAACTCCTGCAGAATTACAAGCTGCAGAAGCGATGGAAGCGAATAAACGAAAAGCAGAAGAAAACATGTCGATTCAAATGAAGTTAAAGACAATTTTGTTGTCCTTGGCCAATTCTCTAATGCCACTTATCGAAAAATTGCATGAAAATAGAGATGCAATTGTTGATGTTATTACCAGGGTCGCAGCCTTTATGCAGAAAAACGGCGCTTTAATAGCTCAGTTCGCTATTCTTTTTCCTGTAATACGAACTGGAGTTTCTCTTGTTGGAGGCCTCTCTACAGCTTTTAGAGCCATGGGTGTAAGCGCCGGCGCCGCAAGATTGGGTATACTGGGCCTCGGCGCCGGCGTACTTTATTTTGCAACACAGTTGTTGAAACCTATGTTCTCACCATCCGCGATCCGCGCCACTCCAGAATTCGCTGATGATATAAAAAAGCTTGGTGACAAAGCTTTGCTTGCACAAAGTCCAATGCGCGACCTGGGCGTGGAAACAGGTAAACTGGCAAGAAATTTATCTATAGGCGCCCAGGCCACAGCTCAGTTGGGTAGTGCTTATGAAGTTGTTGGAAAGCATTCTTCCAAAGCCGCCAGTGGGGTACGAGCCGTATCCTCTGCCGGCCGAAACGCCAGCAAGGATATGCAAAAAGCTGCTAATAGCACTGCGCAATTGGCTTTCGGCGTCCAGTCAATACAAAAAAATGTTGATAAGTTGAACACTGCTAAATTGGCTGATTTCGGTCAAAAAATAAACCTTGTGACTGAAAATCTAAATTTGACGGATGCTCAAAATGAAAACATTCAAAAAACAGTGACAAATATTAATAGGGTAGCAATGGTGGGCCAACAAGCCACCGAGCATGCCTCTGCAGCCGGCGTAGAACGCCTTGCCGTGGCTGTTAATAAATTTAATTTAACGCAAGTAACTCAAACGACACAAACCGCTGCAGCAGCTTCTGCCGGTGGTCAAAGGAACGTCATCATCGAGACGCCCCGGGATGTAATCGTAGACTTAGACGGGATTACTGTCGGTCGTGCAGCGCTGCAATTTATAGACAAAGAAAGAAGTTCAAGAACCTTGGTCGGTCGGTCATAGGAGGTAATTAATAATGGCAGTATGGAGTAGTTCGGATGTTAATGACACAAAAAGTTTTGAAGACATAATTTTCACTTATGCTTCCATTAAAGGGGGTCAACATCATTATAGGGTTAAATTTAGTGCCTTTGTTACTGGCTTTTCAGATAATTTTACTCAGGCTTGGTCGACAACTAGCGTTTATGGTAAACAAGACTCTATTGAAACTTATCAAGGCACTCGCCGCATGATAGATTTATCATGGGATGTGCCTTCCAACGGCCCAAAACAAGGTTGGGGGAATATGGTGAAACTCGAAACTTTGATTAAAATGCTATATCCAATGTACGATGTTCAAAGTACAAGAATAAACGCTGCTACAATTAACAAACCTCCTCTTTTGAGGCTTAAATTCGCTAATTTAATTAAAAACCACAAAGGCGAAGGCCTGTTAGGACATGTTAATGGTTTTACTTTTAACCCGAGCATGGAACATGGCATGTATAATACAAATAATACCCGGCAAAAAGCCATAGGAATCCCCAATTTCGGACTGATCCCAAAAGTTTATAGTATGAGATGTCAATTTACTGTCCTTCACGAGCAGGATTTAGGATTCAAAAGCAGCGACAATAGATTTTTCAACTCAATTGGTGACGGTGAGTCGGGCTTCCCCTATGGTTTTACAGGCAAGCGGGCCGAAGTAGTTGCGGTTAACAAAGGCACAACGGTCAGCCCCCCATCAACCGGTGTGACCACGGGCCAAGAGAAAAAAATAACAGGAGGATAATAATATGGCTTTCGTCAAAAGAAATTCAAATAGAAACGTTATATTCAACAAAAAAAGAGTCTATAAATCTTTTTTTGATAAAAGATATATTGATAGGATTGAACATTATGACACTCCTGTTTTATACTATCCAGAGCAAGAAGAAATAAATGAGTTTGAAATTGTGAATGTGATTTGGAAAGTGGGCGATAGGTTTTCAAAACTGGCTCACGAACATTATGGAAATTCAAGATTGTGGTGGGTAATCGCGTGGTATAATAAGAAACCAACGGATTCTGATGTAGAACATGGAGATATGATTGAAATACCATTCCCACTTCAGGCTGTGATGTCTTCTTATGGTTACTAATTAAAAAGGATAGGATAAAGTGGCGAATGTAGTTAAATTAACTGGCGTATTTGGTAACCTCAGAGATCTGTTGAAGAATGAGAAAGTGTGTAACGGCAAAATCAAGGGTCTGACTGACGATCAGGTCGATGATGCTGAGCACATTGCTCATCTTCTCGCCATCCAAACCCTCGGCGATCGAGTTGGGTTCTACTTCAATCTCTTACGTTTGCCGCTGATGCCTACTGGCGCCAACAAACATATTATCCCAGGTTTAAAACCCGGCACGGACAAAGAACCCGCCGCCATCACGCCGGAACAGCTTTTAAGTTTTGGTGTTGCTCTAAAAACTGATTCATCTGCTGATCCTGCAAACTACAAGGCGACAATTGAAAATTTAGCAAAACAACTTATTGGTGGTAGTAACCATGTTCTAAACAAAGCATTTCTGCACCAACTTATTACTAATAAAAGTACAGGCACCGACGCCAAAAGCAATAAAATTGGTTCCGTAATAAAGGAGATAGATAAGCTTATCGCCCTCGGTGCCAACACTCTTCGCGCGCGCCAGAAAGACGCCGGCTCCGCTCTTGGTTTCGTCGATCTTCGAGCCTTCATCGGCGGTAAACTTCCAGTAGGCTTGGGTTTAAACCCAAAATTTACAAGCAACTTGGTAAAATTTTTAGATGCCCGCTTTGCGTTAACATTAAATGAAATCAAGTCTCCCATCGATAAAACAATATTTGAAAGACTTTTATTCGAGACTTTAGCAAAATGCGGCGAAACGAACGAGGCTTCCGGCATTCTAAAATATTTAATGGATCCTGGCACAAACGTCGCTCCACCAACGCCCTTCGTCACCGGCGACAAGATCGACCTCCCCGACGACAATACAGCAGGAACAAGACCTGTTGGTTTTTATCTCGGCACCCAAGGCGGCCAAAACGCGCTCGGTTTCACTTCTGATAGCGTAGCTAAACTTACAAAAGCATTTTTAGTTAGTATCAAGGACCAGAGAATAGTAATCAACGACAGCACCGTCTCAAGCACCGGCAGACTTAGTTCATATTACGCAGTTTTCATAGACAAATTCGACCCCATATGTCGCGAGTTCGTCGACCCAACAAACGATTCAGCCACCAACGTAGCCGAGCAGATCGGCAACCCTCTAGAATTAAAAAGAAGGCGCCTACAAAATATTAGATGTGTTTTACCTTTATTCGAGCACCTTTATTCAAGTCCGAATGCGCAAACTTTAAGGGATCCCGGCCTCGTTGGGGTATATTCAAAACATTATACACACACGCTGGGATCACAAAAAACCACCTCAACAAAACTTCCTAGAAAGTTTTTTGCAAGTACTCAACATCCTTTAGTTTTTGCACATACGAAAAATGTTGATTTTTTTATTAATAAATTGTTTAACTACGACACAACTGGTAAAAAAGTAAAAACTTTTTTGGAAACTACAAACACTGATATTTCTTTTCTTCAACCTAGAATCCGCATCTACAAAGTATTATATGATGATGAAAGAAATGAGATAGAGATACCGATTGAGTTTTCAAATAAGATAGAAATCGTCAAGCCTTCTGGTGTTTATGAAAGGGAAAATGCTGGGATCAAACGAATTCGTATAAATAGACTAGGACAAACCCCCGCAACTTTTGATAAGTGGATTTCGGTCGATGCTAGTTTCATATTTGATAGCGTTAATGCCTTCACAAAATGTCGTAAATCAAATAAAGAATATTCTTATGTTGATTTATTGAGGAGACCCATTAAATATACTCGAAATTCTCCGGACCAAATAAAAACGTACCTCAAACAAGCAAAAGAAGTATCAACCAAAGATGATATAAAGAAATTTGCTGAATACATGAATTCAGTTAGTTTAGATGTATACAATCCAGAATATTTTGAAATAAAACTTGAAGTTGGCTGGTCTTTTAACGAACAAGTTTTCGTGAATTCAAGAGACCGCGGTGACCTCCGTCGCGATTTAAAGGATTTTTTGAACAGAACAAATTTAGTTTTGTATTTATATTTGACAACACATAACTTTACATTTCGCAACGATGGCACCATCTCCTTGGATATTAAATATATGGGCCGCGCAGCTGCGCAGCTAATGGATTCATTTGATACTAATGTATTCCACACGCCAAATTTGAAGTATTATAGAAGATCTTCCCAAGCTCTGTCTGAGTTGCTTGACATATCATCTGGTCTAAAAACTAGTGATGGTGGACTTGAACCCGAAGATCAGAAAAAGCTTCGTCAAATGAAAAATCGATTGACTGCCAAATTGAGTCAAGAGAGATCTGAATTAACCAGTCAATTGTGGAAACGCTTGGTCGACCAAGAAAAAACATTGCTTCAACCGGCAGAGGTAGAAGGGAAAGATAAACCCACACATATGTTGAAACTAACAATGCCAGAACACTTTGCCTTTTTTGATGCGAACGCATTGAAAGAGGAATTCCAAATTAATCTGCCCGGATCCCAGGAGAAGGAATTCGAAAACAAATCCGAAGAAGTTGTTTTAGATCCAGCTTTAATTATGGCTCATTACCGTGCTAAGTTGAAAGGTTCGAATGCCAAGCCAGGGGATATAATGCAACTAAGCGTTGTTAAGAAAAACGGACATTTTCAAGGCGAAGAGGGAGTTCCCCAAACCGCCGATGAAGCGTCGAGGGCATACGAAGAAGGCGATATTTTGAGGCCTGAAGACTTTGATGCACAGCAACGCGACTCCGATAAGGAGATGGAAGCACTGCCTTTCCAAAAAACATATATGAATAGGAAGGAAAAACAGAAGAAAATAGATGTGTATTGTATGAGATACGGATCCGTGATACACACTGCAGTGCAAAACATATGGCAATTTAATCCAGAGGGGTTGAGGGACATAGTTATAATGTTGAGCGGCACCAAATTTCGGTCTGTGGTCGCAGGCGGAGGCGCCAGATACATGAACTTTGCCGATGTTCCCATTTTGTTTGAAGACTGGAAACGCTTTATATTGGATAAAACCGTTAACAAGAAAAAGGTTAATTATGCTTTAATTGATTTTATAAGAGATTCGATGATGGAACTTTTAATTCCGGCAATGGGCGCGATGCAAACTGGATGCAAAGATGGATCTCAAATTGTGTCGCCTCTGAGGGGCGTGCGGCCGAAGCTGACTACTTTTTCAGCCCGTCGCCCAAAAGCGTTACAGACTACGAACGGACGCATTGCTGTTAATTTAGATGTCCCCGGTAGCCACCTTAAAGTCGGGCAAGACTTGTTAAACAACAAAGATATCTTGTCCGACACTAAAGGAGACTTAAAACACTTCTTGGTTATATATGATTCTGGTTTTTCTTACGATGCTGAATTCGAGAAGAAAACTTCGAGGCCTAAATTATATGATGAAAACTTAAAACACAATATTCCACATTTTTTCATTGGTGCGAACAAGGGAATTCTAAGAACCATATCATTCCAGAAATCAAGTGTACCATTTCTCCAAGAGGCGAAAGTTCTGGACCGCGGCCATACTGATTTTGGACTCCTCCGCGAAAAATATGATTGCACTTTAGAAGTTGTAGGTGACGCCCAGTTCCATTGCGGTATGAGATTTTATTTGGATCCAACTTTCACGGGTATGTCTTCTCAAAACATAGATGTAGTACAGGGTGTTCTCGGCCTGGGCGGTTATTATGATATTATAAACGTAAATTCAGATATAAGCGACAACGGTTTTAAAACCACCTTGGTTGGTTCGTGGCAGGCTTTCCGCCCCGGGTATAATCCTGAAAGAGATCGCGTTGACCCTTGTAAAGAAATACCTTGAATTTTGTTCACGAATGATAATTAGAGTATGGCCTCATTAATAAACATTTTCGAAATAGCGGACTACGAAGATATTAAACAGTCTTTGCCAATCAACGGCGCATCTCCCGTGATCACTACAAATGTTATAGATTTCTCCCAGCCAGGAGCTAATTTATACGGCAAAGTTGATCGAAGAAATGAGGCAATAGTCCCAAAAGTATCAAACAATAATTTGCTCACTGTCGACGGTTCTCAGGCTCTAGGGATGATATCTGTCGAAGCCAACACCCAAGTTTTTGATTTTGTTGCAGATGCATACAACGATATGATTGATTATTTACAATCCGTTCGTTTCCGTGCTGGGGAATATTCTCCTGATTCATATGAAGACGAAGATGGAAATACTAGGCAAACTTTTCTAATGAACTTATCCCCGTCTGGAGGATATATTAACCCGAAAGCATTACATTCAGAACATTTAGATATTATATACGATCATTTTGTTAAAGTATATTTGGGTAAAAAAAGCAGACATAAACAGATAAACGATCACAAAGATTTTATAAAGATGTTCGTGAATTATGTTTTTAGTGATCTTTTTACGAACATTGCTAGTATAAATTTATCTTCCCATATAAAAAAATCACTCATTCCAATTGAATGCACTGGTTTGGTTGTAAAGGTTGCCGCTCCCGTGGTTGAAGACCAAGTTAACAACAACCAATATTTTTGGAGGGATCCTAATTTCAGTTTGTATGTATCAACAGCTCACAAATTTGGCTTTTATGTTGACAAAGATCGTCCTTGGATGCTCGTCGCCAATTTGGGGTCTAGAATAATGGATAGTTATCTCCGAGCGAGAGGTTCTTTTTTGATTAAGGATACTTCAGAAAGTGGTAAAACACACCCCGGGGGTTTGGGGCATATACACGAATATGAAATCGATTCTCGTGGGGATGGTAGAACAATTTCAACTTCCGCCGGCCCTGATCACACACATACTATTAAAAATTATTGTGTTAAATATGCTTTGAAAGAGTTACCGCATCCGCATGATTTACCAACACAAGATGTATTTACAAAATATTATGAAAGGGCCCAATTAAACGAGCTTAAAGAATTAATAACTTTGCTCCATAGGATGTATTCAAGTTATATAAACCAAAACCCTCAGAACGTTGTCAACTTTTTTGAAGCCGGCAAACTTGTAAAGAAAAGCACTTTCCGTAAAAATGTTTCAGAACAAGAATTCAGCCTGGCTCTATCTGAGAAAAATTGGATTAGATTTTATTTTGATTTAAAAATCAACGAGGAAAAATTATTTCTCAAGAGAAGTAAATATTTAAAAATTCTCCGTAACGCACAAGAAAAAGTCCTCTCCAGTACTAAACAAGAAGCAGTAGAATACATTAACGAGGAAATTAACAAGCGTTTGTTTTATTTAGTTCAAGGTCCGAACGTTAATAAATATTATCATAACTTACCAGGGCCCAACACGCTAAAAAAACTAGCAGAATATTTCTAATTGTCTTATTAAGCAGCGTGTTTATCTTATTGAAAGAGGTTTGTTTTGTATTTTCAAGTCATTGACGATAAGACAGAGTGCATTGGCGTTTACGCAAATGAAAAAATATATTATGACGAGATGCCAAAGGGCATTTCAAAGACATGGAAGTATACTTCGATCCTACGCGATAGAAATGATATAGAATATGCTAGTTTATATTGTGGCGGAGAAAACTTGGAAAAAGCATGTCCAGAACATTTGCAAACGCGATTACACAATGTGCTTGACCGCTTCAAAGCATATTTAATTTCGTTTAAAGAAGCAAAGATATCGTTATATGATAATTGCTTTTACGATTTAGTTCCAGAGAGGTTCGTGTTAAAATATTGTGATGTGAAAAATCAAATTACAAAATATATTTTTGAGAATTACGACAAGCCCAAGAATTATAATTTTCTTGTCTCTCTAAGCAAAGTTCTGGAAGATATTAAATATCGAGCCCTTCAATTGGATTTTGATGGTTTTGATTTTGGTTCTGTGGGAGGAAGGGCCTTCCATAAAAAAATCAAGCAAATCAATCCTTATATCGCATATGATATTTTTGGTTCTAGAACTGGACGCTTAACAACCAAGAAAAAAAGCTTTCCTATTTTGACTCTAGACAAGAAATATAGGGGCACCTTAAAACCAAATAACGACTATTTTGTCGAATTAGACTTTAACTCAGCCGAGATCAGGACTTTCTTGGCCCTCCAAGGCCTCAAGCAGCCCAAGGAGGATATTCATACCTGGATTGGTGAGAACGTCTTTAGGGGCCAAATAACCCGTGAAGAAACAAAGAAGAAGTTTTTTGCATGGTTGTACAATCCTGAAGCAAAAAATGAGGTTCTGGAGAAAATTTTTGATAAAAATAAAATATTAGAGAAATATTGGGATGGTGAACAAGTTGAAACACACTATGATCGAAGAATAAAAGCTGGTAAGAAGCATGCCTTGAATTATTTAGTACAGAGTACCACAAGTGATTTATTTTTGCGTCGCGTGATCGACATATGGGATTTTTTGAAGGGAAGGTTAACCCACGTTGCTTTTTGTATACATGATTCGTTGATATTAGATTTTTCTATAGAAGATAAGCCACTACTAGAAGGGATTATCGATACATTTTCAAATACAGAATTAGGGAGATTCAAAGCCAATGTGAGTATTGGAAAGAATTTTGGTGAAATGAGGAAACTAGAATGGAAACAGTAATAGGTTTAGGTCAAGCTGGTTGTAAAATAGCAGAACAGTTTGCAAAATATCCCCAGTATGACGTTTATCGAATTGATTCTGAAAAGAGACAGGGAAACAAATTTAAACATATTAAAGAATGCGATTCACATGAGGAGTATGAGAACAAGTGTCCTTCATTCAAAAGATTTTTTAAAAATGTAAAACCACCTTATCTTTTTATACTTTCCGGCGCAGGATCCATTTCTGGCTCGGCCTTAAGAATAATGGAACAATTAAATTCTGATGATATATACGTTCTATATATAAGGCCAGACACCTCGTTACTATCCGAGATCAAGAAAAAGCAGGAGAGAGCAGGTTTTCATGTGTTACAGGAATTCGCTCGTTCTGGGTTGCTCAAAAGAATGTTTTTGGTTGATAACACAAAAGTAGAAGAGCTTATACAAAATCTTCCAGTAATCGGTTATTATGATAAATTAAATGAAATGATAGTATCTGTGATGCACATGATAAATTGTTGCATGAATTCTAAACCGGAGCTTGAAACATTCGACGATCCACCAGAAACTGCGAGGATATCAACTTTGGGAATTGTTGAGCTAGAAACGGGCAAAGAAAGTTTATTTTTTGATTTAAAAATGCCTCGTGAAAAGGTATACTTCTATATGATTCATGAAGATAAATTAAAGAATGACGGAGAGTTATTAAAGACCATAACGAGCCAAGTTCGCTCAAGGATGGAAGGTGGCAACATACAGACGTCATTTGGGATATACTCCACGGAATATGAACAAGGGTACGTTTATGTTCTTGCACACACTTCTTTAGTACAAAATGAAATTTTTTATTTGTCTGATAAGAATTAGTGCTTATTATTTATACAGCGATAATCAACCTAGATGTTCAGAAAATTAGCTGGGCATACTATACCAAAAAAGGAGAATTTACATGGGTATTGATATGAAGAAGATGAAGTCAAAGCGGGAAGCTTTGCAAAACCGTGGAAGCGGTGGGAGTAACAAGGAAATGTTTTGGCGTCCTCAAGACGGCGAGACCACAATCCGCATTGTCCCAACTGAAGACGGTGATCCGTTTAAGGATTTCTGGTTCCATTATAATGTGGGCAATAATCCTGGGTTTTTGAGCCCGAAGAAAAACTTCGGTGAGGATGATCCCCTTGATAGTTTTGTAAGGAGTCTCTTTAAGGAGGGTTCAGATGATAGCATCAAGATGGCCAAAAGTTTGATGGCCCGCCAACGTTTCTTCGCACCAGTCTTGGTTCGAGGGGAAGAGGACAAAGGAGTCCGTGTCTGGGGCTTCGGCAAGATGGCTTATCAAGAGTTGCTTAACCTTGTTCTCAATCCAGACTATGGTGATATTACTGATATCTCAGAGGGTACCGATTTGGTAATTACTTACGGCAAACCCCCGGGAGCACAATTCCCGCAAACGACCATTACGCCTCGCCGTCGGCCGTCACCCTTGTCAAGTGTCAAGAAGGATATCAAGACGTATCTTGAGCAAGTACCTGATTTTACTACGCTTTTCGAGCGTAAGACCCCGGTACACGTTCAAGGAATGCTCGATGAATTCCTCTTGGGCGAAGAAGCAGAGGAGAATTCAACGGAAACTAAGAAGTATAAAACAGATACTGACAAGGCATCTTCCGTTGATGAGGCTTTCGCAGAATTTCTTGGTTAATTCCAAGAACCACAGGGAGGCATAGGTTTATCAGGTGCCTCAATTTTCATTAATGGGATGACGGTTGTATAATAACCAAAATATCCCCTAACTACAAGGAGAATAAAATGAAAAAAATTAAATTAAATCTGCCGCCTGGGCAGCCATTCTTAACAAACGGGAATGGAGTATACGACGTGTATGTAATACCGTCTTTGGAATGCGGATTAGACCAAATACCAAAAGGTCTGAATCCTCGGGATCTGGACCCGGAGTGTACAAAAGTTAAAAACATCAAGGCCAGCTTTTTAAAAAATGACAATATGTTTATAACCAAGTGCGGTGGCATGCAAGTTACTATAGATAACGACTCTTTTGAGTTCGATTCAAATAATAGTTGTGTCACTTTCACTTGCGAATGGGGTCATAATCCACCACGGCCGATCGCAGAAGGTCGATCTGGTCATTATGATGGTCAACATAGTGGGTACGCTATAACCACGGCTCTTCAAGAAAATCCAAATGTTAATGAGGAGGTTAAGGTGACCCTCGTGGAGCAGCGCGTGTTTAAAACTATTGATGAAAACCGCGACGCCACCAACTGTTGGAATGACAGAACCAATCAAAAGCAGTCTAGCGAACAAAACATGCGAGGACTTTTTGATGATCTGAAAAGCAATATCAAATATACTGACCTTAAAAATATTGGATGGAAACAATATCAGAAAAACGTCAATGGTGAGAAAATAACTGCCGCGAATGAGGTACAACAAGTCATCAGACTTTTATCTACCTACTTCCCTCTAACTTATGAACCGGGCCTTGGTGTTCCTTATATCGCGACACTTCCTAAAGCTGGAGAGAAAACAGCGATCAATATGTTAACAAACGACAAATATAAGCCGTATACTCTTCCCACACAAAAACATGTGGATTATGTTTTAGAACTGTCTGATTATATTCAGAGCACTATGGAGAATATTTTGGGCAGTGATTTTAATGAATTTCCATTAATTAAACAATCCGGCGCCAAGCAGCTTCTTAAGCAGCCAAGCAAAAGAAGATTTTTTAGAACAAATTTATTCAATGGTCAGGAAGCCATCGGTGCCCTTAACAAAGACTATATTTTGATGTTCGTATACGCAGTTGTTAGTAACTGCTATGAATGGGATGAAAAGAGACAAGAATATGATCAAAAGCATTCTATTGCCTCCGCAAAAGCAATCTGGTCTGAATACGGCAAAAGGCTGCTCGATGAAGTTAATAGAGATTTTATAGCGTCTTTTGCAAATTCGAGCAAATCGAGAAAGTCTGATTTTGTTAATCAGCACACCAAGTGGGGTCTACTCTCACACTTAATTTTCAAAGGAATGAGGGATAACAAGTGGAAGAATAGAATCAATACTTCTCTTAAAGCAAAGGCAGCTTAAATGCCACACCACAGGGAGGCATGGGTTTATAGATGCCTCATTCAATATATGGAGAAAAAGTGGCCAGGAAAGCTAAAAAACTAGGAAAGCTCAGCATGGATGACATGCGAAACCTAATCAACAGAAAAGCAGGATTAGACGTTGCACACGATCTGAGAGAAGAGAATCCAACTGAAGTAAAACAATGGATTCCAACTGGATCAACTTGGCTGGATAATATCATATGCAGAGGCAAAAAAGCAGGAATTCCTGTTGGCAAGATATCAGAGATTGCTGGACTAGAGGGATCCGGAAAATCATGGATGGCTGCAGAAATCGCCACCAACGCTCAGGAAATGGGCATAGACGTCGTTTACTTCGATTCTGAATCTGCCATAGACCCAAGCCTCTTGGAGCGCTTAGGAGTTGATTTAAACCGGTTCCTGTACGTTCAAGCTTCGAGCGTGGAATTTGTGTTGGAAACGATTGAGGAACTTCTTGGTTCGAATGATGGCCAAATGTTGTTCATTTGGGATTCGCTAGCTTTAACACCGGCAATTACAGATGTGGAGGGTGATTTTAATCCCCAATCATCGATGGCTGTCAAAGCTAGAATTTTGGCCAAAGGCATGTCGAAGCTGACAGTACCAATCGCGAATACACAATCAACGTTTTTGGTACTAAATCAACTTAAAACAAATATCGCATCCAATCCTTCACAAAGGATGCAAATAATGACTACTCCGTATGTGACCCCAGGTGGAAAAGCAATGCATTACGCATATTCACTACGTATCTGGCTTACTGGTCGCAGGGCTAAATCTTCCTTTATTATGGATGGCGACGACCGCGTAGGATATCAGGTGCAAGTGAAACTTGAGAAATCACGTTTCGGAACATCTGGTCGAAGATGTCATTTTAAGATTATGTTTGCTGGAGAAGTTGGTATCCGTGATCAAGAGAGCTGGCTAGAAGCGTTAGCCGGTTCTGAAAACCTAACACAATCCGGTGCATGGTATACTTTACGTTATGAAGATGAGACCACTGAGAAATTTCAATCAAAAAATTGGGTTGAAAAAATAAATAGCAATGAACGCTTTCAAGAAAGAGTGTTGGAGCTAATGGAAGAAGAGATTGTTCGGAAATATCAAAAAAAGACTGAACAAACCTCGACTGCATAAATTGCTCCTGCGCCCAACCCCTAATATTAGTTTTTAAGCAAGAGTTTTTAAAAACTAATTAAATGTACACGAGGAGAATCGTATGTCTAAAATAATTAAAAATATAGTTGCAGAAGTAATTGCAGACAAAGTGCAAGAAGCCGAATGTCTTATCCACACTTCTACAAAAGAAAATTTAACCGATGTCTTAACTTCTATCCGAGCAATATCGGGAGTTACAATTGTTAATTTAGTTGGCTCTTCACAAAAAGTTTCGGAAGGTAGAACAGCATCATATTTGAAAATTAAGTTTATACCCAATATAACTTCTTCTGATAGCTATGTAAGAAACCTGGCGGATTACGTAAGAAATCTTCCAAGCGTCTTCACCTTCGAAGTCAAGAAAGTTGAAAACCTCAAACAGAAATTGGCGCGCAGGAAGCAACAAAAAGATATAATGAGTATTTAAAGCACTAGAGGAAAAATTGAAAACTAAAAGATTGCTGTTAATTGATCAGCTAAACTTGTTTTTTAGATCTTACATTGTTGATCCTTCTTTGTCCACTAATGGCCAACCCATTGGAGGTTTAAAAGGAGTGATAAAGGCATTGCAAAAAATCATCCGCGAGGCGAAACCTGATGAAATTATTATTTGTTGGGATGGCCGCGGAGGTTCTACAAAGCGCAAAATTATAAATAAAAATTACAAAGAAGGCCGAAAGCCCCCACGCCTTAATCGAGGGGACAGAATTCTTACAGAATCAGAAGAGCGAACAAACAAAGTGTGGCAACTTCAGAGGTTAACTGAATATTTCAATGAAATGCCGTTAATACAATTTATGTTCGATGGGGTCGAGGCCGATGACGTAATCGCTTATCTGGCAAAACACAAATATTATGAAGATTGGCAAAAAGTAATTGTTTCAAGTGACAAAGATTTTTTTCAACTTCTAGACACAACTACAGTTCTTTACAGACCAGTACAAAAACAGGTCTTAAACATGAAGACTTTAATAAAAAAACACAATATACATCCTAATAATTTTGCTCTTGCGAGAGCAATGGTGGGTGATAAGAGTGACAATCTTGAAGGTGTAGGTAATATTGGATTAGCCACGGCCTATAAAAGATTTCCTTTTTTACTGGATGAGAAGCCAGCTACCTTAACCGAGGTTTTAGATTATTCTAAAGAGCAGCTTAAAGAAAAAAAACTCAAAGCATATGAAAATATTATTAACAACGCTGATATCTTAAAGAGAAACTACAAGATGATGCAATTATACGCTCCCATCCTGGACATAAATGCAAAGAAAATACTTCGCGAGACAGTGCAAGGAGCAAAAATTAGTTTTAATAAAACAGAGATTATTAAGATGATGACACAAGATGGTTTTGGAGAGGTAAATTTTAATGAACTATTTGTCCATTTTAATAAGATAGTGGTTGACCAGAAAGCCATCTGACCTTATATTATATCTAAAGGAAGATGATGAAAGAAGAACAGGTTAATTTTGCAAAATATGGTAAAAGTTTTCAGGAAACATTAGCTCAACTAATATTAGAAGACCGGCCTTTTGCAGACCAAATCGAGGAAGTTATTGATGTTAACTTCTTTGAATTAAAATACCTTCGTGTTTTTATAAGTAAAGTATTTGAGTATCGAAAAAAATACGGGGTACATCCAACTAACAAGATTATAGCATCCGTGTTAAGAACGGAGCTGGATAATGAGAATGAAGCTGTCCAAAAACAAGCAAGAGATTATTTTGCTAGGACACTTGCCAGGCCGGCTTCAGACACAAAATACATCAAAGAGACTAGTCTTGACTTTTGTAAAAAACAAAACTTAAAAAGAGCAATTTTGAAGTCTGTTGAGTTACTTCAGTCGTCGTCTTATGATGAAATTAAGGATGTCATTGATGAAGCTTTAAAATTGGGTGTTGATAATAATCACGGTCATGATTTCAAAAAGGATTTTGAACTTCGTTATACACTCCAAGCACGAAACCCTGTTTCGACTGGTTGGAAAATAATTGACGGCATCACAAAAAATGGTTTAGGCAAAGGAGAGTTGGGAGTCATTATTGCTCCAACCGGCGCGGGTAAATCAATGGCCCTAGCCCACCTCGGCGCCATCGCTGTGAAGAATGGTAAAAGCGTCGTGCATTATACTTTGGAGCTTTCTGAAGCAATCACTGGCCAAAGATACGATAGTTGTATAAGTGGTGTCAGATTAACCGATCTTCTTTCAATGAAAGATATGGTGTATGAAAAAATTACCGATGTTGAGGGATCTCTGATTATAAAAGAGTATCCAACTCGTTCAGCAACTATAAATATTTTGCGCGCTCATCTAGAAAAATTAAAAAAAAGAAATCAAGAAATCGATGTAATTTTAGTGGATTACGCCGATCTGCTCAAACCTACATCAAATTATAAAGAGAAAAGGACTGAGTTGGAGTCTATTTATGAGAGTCTAAGAGCTTTAGCGCAAGAATATAATTGTCCAGTATGGACAGCATCCCAAACTAATAGATCTGGACTTAATGCAGAAGTTGTGACAATGGAATCGATTTCAGAGGCTTTCAGTAAATGTTTTGTTGCAGATTTTATACTTTCCATCTCTAGGACGATCAAAGATAAAAATGCAAATACCGGTAGAATGTTTGTTGCGAAGAACCGCAACGGCGTCGACGGTTTAGTATATCCAATTTTTATGGAACCAGCGACCGTCAAAATTAAAGTATTCGAACAGGAAGAAGATGCCGCCGAACTGTTGAGAGAAAAGACTCCGAAAGAACAAGCTGATGCAATAAAAGAGAAATATAAGAATTTTAGAAGACAAGCAAGGGGGGCGTGAATAAATGGAAGTAGCATCAAAGATTTTATCAGATATAGCAGTATACATGAAATATGCAAGGTATTTACCCAAAAAGAAGAGAAGAGAAACTTGGCAGGAACTTGTTACGAGAAACAAGAATATGCATTTAAAAAAGTATCCTGACTTAAAAGATGAAATCGAAGAGAGCTATAAATTTGTTTATGCTAAAAAAGTTTTACCATCAATGCGCTCTATGCAATTCGCTGGCAAACCGATAGAGGTTGCACCTAACAGAATATACAATTGTGCCTACCTGCCAATTGATGATTGGCGTTCTTTTAGTGAAACAATGTTTTTGTTGCTTGGTGGAACGGGCGTTGGATATTCAGTGCAAAAACACCATGTTGAGAAACTTCCAGAAATACGAAAGCCGAACAAGAAGAGAACCCGCCGGTATCTTATTGGAGATTCAATTGAAGGGTGGTCAGACTCTATTAAAGTTTTGCTGAGAAGCTATTTCGAGGGCATGTCTGATATCAGATTTGATTTTTCTGATATTAGGCCGAAAGGAAGTCTTTTAATTACATCTGGTGGTAAAGCTCCCGGCCCCCAACCTCTGAGAGAATGCTTGGTGAAAGTCAAAGGAATACTAGATGAAAAAGAAAATGGCGACAAACTTACGACCATCGAGGTTCATGATATTGTATGCCACATCGCAGACGCCGTTCTCGCCGGAGGAATCCGTCGCGCAGCTCTCATTTCTCTTTTTAGCGCAGATGATGATGAAATGCTAGCGTCAAAGGCTGGGAACTGGTGGGAAACAAACCCACAAAGAGGAAGAGCGAATAACTCAGTTGTTTTGATGAGACATAGAGTAACGAAAGAATTCTTCATGAATATTTGGGAAAGAGTAAAAGAATCTGGCTCCGGCGAACCTGGTTTTTATTTTACCAATGATAAAGATTGGGGGACAAACCCTTGCTGTGAAATAGCTTTGAGACCATATCAGTTTTGTAATCTTACTGAAGTCAACGCTAGCGATCTGGAAAGCCAAGAGGAACTAGAAAGAAGAGTACAAGCTGCAGCTTTTATTGGCACCTTACAGGCCGGATACACTGATTTTCATTATCTTCGTGATATTTGGCAGAGGACTACGGAAAAAGATGCTCTCGTCGGTGTCTCGATGACCGGAATCGCTTCAGGCAATGTTCTTGGTTTAGATATGTCTCAGGCTGCAAAAGTTGTTAAACAAGAGAATTTAAGAGTTGCCGGCTTGACAGGGATAAACAAAGCAGCTAGAACAACAACCGTGAAACCTGCAGGCACAACCTCTCTTACGCTTGGAACCTCAAGCGGTATTCATGCATGGCATAATGATTATTATGTCCGACGGATCCGCGTCAACAAAGCGGAAGCGATATACACTTATCTTTCTATACGCCACCCAGAGTTATTAGAAGATGAATTTTTTAGGCCGCACGATACTGCTGTGATATCTGTTCCGCAAAAAGCACCACCCAGTGGAATTACAAGACAGGAAACAGCACAAAATCTTTTGGAGAGAATCAAAAAGGTTAGCCAGGAGTGGGTCAAAACCGGCCACAGGCGAGGACAAAATACACATAATGTTTCTGCTACCGTTACGGTTAAAGAAGAAGAATGGAACCACGTTGGCCAATGGATGTGGGAAAATAGGAGATGCTACAACGGATTGTCTGTTTTACCACATTCAGAACACACATATAAACAAGCGCCCTTCGAAGATTGTTCTCGCGAGAAATATGATGAGATGATCAAAACTTTACAAAAACTTGACTTAACAAAAGTGGTAGAGATAGAGGATAATACAACTTTGGCCGGCGAACTTGCTTGTTCAAGTGGCGCCTGCGAAATAAAATAACAGCTTATTAATCGGAGATCATATGAGACCTTGTAACCGACACATTTTAATTAAACCCATGGAAGAAGAAGAAAAAGAAATTGCGGTATTGGTGCCTGATAATTTTAGGGCTAAAACTACTTCTTTTATTAAAGCAAGAGTAGTAGACTGGGCAGATGATATAAATATACAAATGCATGAAAATGCTATAGTCGTCGTTAACTCTAGTATGATAGAAGAGATTGTGTTGGGTGACGAAAAATATCATTTAATACTAGAAAATTATGTTTTAGGCTATTTTTAGAAAAAACTGTTTTTTCTAAAAATATTAACTACTTATCCGTATGAATAATTTAAACAGCCACTATCTAGGAGTTAAAATATGAATTCGTTAATTGTCGCCTTGTTGGCAACTCAAATCACAGCCGCAGGTGTAAACATTAATAAAGAAGACGTGACGTACTTCGAGATTGCTGAACAAGCAATCTTTAATTGTCCGACGTATAAGAAGGGCCCAGCCAATATACGGCCGACGGTCGTTTTTGATCTTATCGGAATCGAGAGAAAGTTTAACGTGCCCACACATATGAAGGGAATGTTATTAGCACATGCATGCACGCATGGAAGCCTTGCCGGCGACGTCAAAACCTTGCGCTATTGGAAAACAAAAAATATACTTGAAAAAAAGAAAGATATTTTAAGTATTTCCCCTCCCCAAAAATTAATTAGATTTAATCGTTTTCATTACCAAAGAGCAGCTGATATTTGGATGCGCCGCGTAATCAAAGAATTACCAAAAACAAAAAAAAAGTGCGCAAAATTTGATGAATCTTGTAGCTGGCTGAACGCGTGGCTTGGCAGTGTTAAAAACTTTAAAAAAGTACCAAAAAAAGAAGTAAAATTGTTAAGAAAGTGGCATAAAAGAATCGAAAAGAATCGCCAAACAAAAAATCATGTAGCATGCGGTTGCTGAAAACCCCTTTATTTAGATGGAATGAAATTGTAATCGGAGGCAATACAAATGCTTTTTTCTACGCCAGTAAAAAGGGTTGTCACATCATCCCTAATATTATGGATATCCCTCTTGCTCACAACGGGCCGAGTTTTGCGAATGATTTGGGGGTGAACCTAAACTCTAGTGAAGACGAATGGCGGTTCATGGCTTACAAACTTAATCGAAGAGGTCTGAACCCTTTTACCAATAAAATAAAACATATACGTATTGACGAACCAAACAAGCAATTAGTCGTTAACATTGGCACTCCAAATATATTTTATATATCATATGATGAACTTCGTGTGTTCGATACTGAAAACGTTTCCGGCCTCTCTTTTGAATCTCAAGAAAGAGTTTTAGGATATCAAGTATATGATTGGTTTGATGTTCGTTCTGGAATGAAACACGGGCTGGATTTTATAGAAGATCCAAACTCAAATTTTGTTAAGAAAATACACTTTTTCTTGTCAGAAAGAATTGATGGAAATTATGATAAAAAAGATTTGGTAGCTGAATCGTTTTTGTCGGAAGAACAAATACATGACATAGATTACTCAGATTCAATATCTAGGTTGAAAACAATTAATATGATGAAAGGCGCCGGGATTAAAGGGAAGAAAAACGGCCTTGGAAGCCATGCATCGATCAAACTTGAGTTGTGGAAACGTGAGATTAAGAAGCTTAAAAGTATAAAAAGTTTTCAAAAAGGTGATATAATAATTGACGGACGTCCACTTGAGGAAATAAAAAATGAGTTTTCATCTAGCAGGGATTGTGCCTCTCGCCGGCCACCCTCTTGATTATAAAATGCCCTGGCATGATGCTATGATGCCTGTTGGTCCTGATTATTTAGCTGTCGAGCGAAGTGTTGTGGAATGCGCCAACGCTGGCTGTGAGACTATTTGGATTATATGTGATAATGATATTCAGCCTCTGATTCGTCATCGGTTGGGCGAATACGTGCAAGATCCTGTTTGGGTGACGAGACACTATTCGCCTAAAAAAGGGGATCATAAAAAACCAATTCCGCTATACTACGTTCCAATAAATATAAGAGACAGGGGTAAAAAGGATAGTTTGTCGTGGAGTATACTACATGGTGCTTACATCGCAAATAATATTTCTTCAAAGATGAGTAATTGGCTCCGGCCAAATAAGTTTTATGTTTCTTTTCCTTATGGTTATTATGGCCCAACACTTGTCAGGCAACATAGAGATTTAATATCTACAAATAAAAACTTTTTTATTTCACATAACGATAAAACTGCTATTGACGGAGAATTTTTGGGGTTTACATTTGGTTACGATGACTATGAAAAATTATTAAACAACTTTAGAGGTATCTATTCCAACCATGCACATGAAACAAATTTAAAATTTTCATTGGAGGAAATATTTAATGTGTTAGATATAAAAAACTCAAATGTTGTTAGTTTTATGAATTACTGGAAGTTGGATGGTTGGGAAAATTATTGTGCATATATATCAGAGCAAGGTCATAGGACGAAAAGACCATCAAAATATATCTTAAAATACCACGAATGGAACGATATTGGTGTTGACGAAACTAATTAATAGTGTATGAAGATAGGCGAAATATTAAATAAAAGAGGGGAAAGTTTGCTTTTGGAAGCAACCGATCCCACTCAACTTGAAATCGAACAACAGGCCCTTTCCATGGCCAAAAAGTACAATGTCCCTTTCGACATTGTTATGCGCCACATGTGGATTGAGAGTGGATATAAACTCAGAGCGCGCAGCCCAAAGAACGCCTATGGTTTGATGCAGTTGATGCCAGGCACTGCGAAAGACCTCGGTGTCGACCGTAACAAGTGGGCCCAAAATATAGAAGGTGGTGTTAAATATTTGCGCAGTTTATACAATACACTTGATAATCGCGCTCTTAGTCTGAGCGGGTATTGGAAGAAAGAGGGCGCGAATTTGGGACGCTTCGGCGCAAAAGGAATTAAGGATAAGTGGGAAGCAGTTGCGGTGGCTTATTTTTCCGGCGGCGGCGGGTTTAACCAGGTCGCCGCCCGAGCTGCCAAGGCTGGCTATCTAGACGAAAATGGCATGATTGACTGGAAAAGATACAGTAAAGAAACGGGTCGTTACAAAAGAAGAGTTCGTTATGCAAGAGCCGTTCATGATCCAGACCACTACAGACAAAAACAACGGCGCCGCAGACATTCGTCTTACAAGGTTGCGGTTCCAAAAGAGCTTATAAGCAATATTGGATTAAAAAAATTTGGGCTAGCACCTGATCCAAAAAACACAAAAACTGTAATCATTTCAGGCAACTCTCATGGTATGTTTATGAGCAAATTTGTCGAACAGAAGTATGAAGATTTAGGCAGAAGAACCGGCACTCATTATAAGATAATTACCATCCATGCGCCCCAAGGCCATGGCGGGGAGTTACCTGCTTTGAATTCGAAAATGGAAAATTTGATTCCCGAGTTAAAAGGGAAAAATGTCGCAGCTGTTATACACATCGGTTCCAATCGCGATCCAGTACTAGAAGAGTTAGTTGATAAGTATCAATCTGTTTCGGACAATGTTGTGTTTATAGGAACGCCAGAAGCTAGGAAAACTAGGTACCTCAAGCCGAATAAGGCATATAAACCTTATGCGGATAGAATAAAGTGGAATCAGGAGTTAAAAGAAAAATTGGGTGATCGCAAAGGTGTCAAGTTTATCGATACTCATGGTCTAACAACTCAGAAAGATTTACGCGATAACGTGCACTTACGTAGCAAAGCATACAAAAACCTCTATGGTGCCATAAATTCTCAAATAACATACGACCCAGATATTGATAATAATCAAAGTGGCTCCCCAGGCGGCGCATCTGTTGTTAAACCGCTCCCCAGAGACAAAATAACACCATCTGTTGGTTCTACACCTTCCCCCGGCCGCTTTGTTCATGGATTTACTAAAAAAGAATTCCCCAAATTCGATTTTGGTAAATTTTATAAAGAGCTGGATAATGTTTTTATTGATAAAGGTGGCGCCACAGGGATGTTGTCAAAACATGGACAAGATTATGCTTTCGGAAGAGAACACAAGGCAGCATGGGACGCTCTGCAAACAGCCAAAGCCAAGACCCCCGTGTCAACACCGGCACCACAAATTGTCGACGCAGACGACGAGGCAATAAAAAAAGATATTGATATTGCTGCCCAAGCAGCCGTTGTCGAAGTATTCAAGAAATTCAAAATATAGAAGGTAAAATGAATATCAATATCAAGACTTTAATAGGCAACACGCCTTTGGTAAAGATCGCAGAAAAGATTTATGCAAAGCTAGAAACGTATAGCCCATCCGGTTCTATAAAAGATCGTATGGCTTCGTATATTTTGCAGAAAGCAGAAGAAAATGGAGATTTAAAAAAAGGCTATACCATTGTTGAGGCTTCGTCTGGCAACACAGGTATCGCTTTTTCTATGTTAGCTGCAAACAAAGGCTATGGTTGCATTATAATCATGCCAAAGAATATGAGTGAAGAGCGCAAACAAATGATGAAGATGTTTGGTGCCAAGATAATTGAAGTTGGCCATAATGCTTTTAAAAATGCAATAAGAACGAGAGATGAGTTGGTTCACAATTTTGGTACGTACTGGTCTCCAATGCAATTTAGCAACAAATACAACATTGAGTGTCACGAAAAGACCACAGCCAGAGAGATACTAGCGCAGGTACCTGAAAATATATCTGCATTGATCACTGGTTCCGGCACCGGTGGTACCATTATGGGGTGTCATAATTTTCTATCGGTGAAGTATCCAGGCATGAAAACAGTTCTCGTGAAACCAGCGGAATCAGCAGAAACTCACGGTATACAGGGTATTAATGATGGCGCTGATTTCTTGTGCGACATGTCAAAAATTGATAGTGTGATAGAAATAACAACAAAAGAAGCTAAAGAAAGGTCTTGCCGCCTTGCTAAAGAGGATGGACTCCTAGTCGGCATAAGTTCTGGAGCAAACATATCGGCTGCAGAAAAATGGGTTAAAAACAACAATCCATCTGGTGTTGTGATCACTTTTTTGTGTGATCGTGGCGAAAGATACTTAAGTTGCCAATAACTTGTTGACTTTTTCACTAAAGTACCTATAATTATACATATGCAAAGAGAACTTACAGAACGTACTAAATCAACCATTTCTTTCGTAGGTCTGCACGCCCATAGCGTGGCAGGCTCGCCTTTTGACGGATTTGGGTATCCGCATGAACACATGGACTTCGCCTACCAAAACGGCTGCAATGCTTTGGCACTCACTGACCATGGCAATATGAATGGGCTATCTCACCAGGTTCTGCACGCTAAGAAAATGTGCGAAGAAGGCAAAGACTTTAAGCCAATTTTTGGCGTCGAAGCATACTTTGTTCCTTCAGTTAAAGAATGGAAAACAGCATATGAAAAGGCAAAAGAGGATAAAAAAGCAGCTAGGGACTTAGAAAGCGACCCAACAAAAACTGCCAATGAAGACGAAGGCGCTTCCAAACAGAAAGTTGATAATATCATCCGTCGTAGAAGGCATCTTATCCTTATTGCACAGAACCAAATTGGCCTGAACAATATTTTTAAGATGATCTCAACGTCATTCCAGGGCGATAATTTTTATCGATATCCTCGCGTTGATTACGATTTAATGAGTAAACATAGCGAAGGTGTTATTGCATCATCAGCTTGCCTAGGCGGCGTCTATGCCGGTGATTATTGGGATAACCGCGACGATGGAGAAGAAGCTGTTCTTAATGCTATGCGAGAAACTACGCAGCACATGATAGATATCTTTGGTGAAAGATGGTATGGCGAATTACAATGGAATAATATACCAGAACAACACGCGCTTAACAAATATGTTTTGCGAATGAAAGACGAGTTTGATATCGATGTTATCTCTACCGCCGATAGTCACTATCCTAGTCCTGATGCTTGGAAAGACCGTGAGCTTTATAAACGTCTTGGTTTCCTTAATAGACCGAAGAAACCCGAATGGATGACTTCTGAACTTCCTGATGGCGTTGAAGAAATTGGATATGAACTATATCCAAAGAACGGCGATCAGATGTGGGAATCATACAAAAAGTACTCTGAAGAGTGTAAAACAGAATATGATGACCAGACGGTTCTTGATTCGCTAACGACAACTCATTGGATCGCGCATCAATTAATTGAAGAGTTTATGCCAGACGATACAGTCAGGCTTCCAGGGTTTGTTGTTCCTGAAAACCAAACAGCTACACAAGCTTTAGCGCGAGCATGCATCGACGGTTTAACAAGTCTTGATTTACATAAGAAAAATGAGTATGTTGATCGTTTAAAACATGAACTGCATGTTATCGATGATCGTGGCTTTAGTAAATACTTTTTAACGATGAAGGCCATCGCGGATAAAGCGAATGAGAATATGTTATCAGGGCCCGGGCGAGGATCCGCCGCAGGTTCGTTAGTCGCTTATGTGCTTAGTATCACGCAAGTTGATCCGATTAAATATGGTTTGTTGTTCAGTCGTTTTCTTCGCTCTGATACAACAGAGTATCCTGATATTGATTATGATGTCAGCGATGCCTTTGGTTTAAAAGAGATTTTGGCTAAAGAGTGGGGTGAAACAACAGTTGTCCCAATTTCTAATTTTAATACACTGCAGCTTCGCTCTTTGATTAAAGACATCAGTAAGTTCTATGAAGTCCCATTTGTAGAAACAAATGCTGTTACCTCGCAGATGATGCATGAAGCTATGCCAAGAGCGAAACAGGTTCATGGTATTAAAGCAGGTGTTTATATCCCAACCTTTGAAGAGATTATGGAATATTCAGAGTCCCTTCAGAAATTTCTTAATAAGTATCCACATATTAAGACACATGTTGAAGCTCTCTACGGTCAAGTCCGTTCAACGAGCCGACATGCCGGCGGCGTTGTGATCGGCGAAGACTTAGATAAACATATGCCGCTGATTAATTCAGGCGGCGTTATACAGACTCCATGGTCTGAAGGCATGAACGTCCGCCACTTAGAACCTCTTGGATTTATTAAATTTGATTTGCTTGGACTAACAACGTTAGAAATGATCCAAGGCGCAATTGAACACATCTTGCGAAGGCATCATAAAGTTGAGAATCCAACGTTTGAGGAAGTTAAGTATTGGTATGATAAGAATTTACATCCAGATAATATAAACTTCGAAGATAAAGAGGTTTATAGAAATATATTTCACAAGGGTAAATTTGTTGGAATATTCCAATTTACAAACGAAGGTGCACAAAAGTTTTGCATGAGGGCAAAACCAAATAATATTATTGACATCTCAGCTGTCACATCAATTTACCGGCCTGGTCCTTTGAGCGCTGACGTTGACGATCTCTACGTCGATGCCAAAGCAAATCCAAGCAAAATTGTGCACCCGCATGAAATTGTTAAGGAAATCACACAAGAGACCGCTGGTTTCTTAATTTTCCAGGAGCAGATTGCTTTGTTGGCTCATAAACTTGGAGAGAATATTTCTCTTGATGAAGGAAACAAACTACGCAAACTTCTCACGAAGAAAGGCACAGGAGAAAGTGCAAGAGAAAAGAATAAGATTCGTAAAAAGTTTGTTAACGGTTGCATGCAAAAGAAGATTGATAAGACAACAGCAGAAGCGATGTGGAAGAAGTTTGAATACTTCTCAGGCTACGGTTTCAACAAATCGCATGCTGTGTCTTATTCTATTCTTTCTTATCAATGCGCCTGGCTTTTGAATTATTATCCTGCTGAGTGGATGGCTGCGTTTCTTGATAAAGAACCAGAGAAAAGGAAAGAAGCTGCGATCAATTTGGCACAAAAATACGGCTTTAAGATCGAACCAGTTAATATCAATACTTCAAGTTGGCATTGGGATATTTCTGATGATAGTAAAACGATGATCCAACCTTTAAGTTCGATTAAAGGTTTGGGCGATAAAGCCATCGAACAAATTATTAATAACCGGCCTTTTAACAACGCTGAAGATTTATTGTTTAACGAGGATATTGTATATTCAAAGTTTAATAAAAAAGCGATGGATGTTCTTTGTCGTTGTGGCGCCATGAGAGATTTACTTGATGAGAATTTTACAGGGATGAAACATCTCTGGGCATCATGTATCGCAGATCGCCCGAAGAATAAGAAAAAACTATATGAAAACATAGAACTGTATAGACCAGAGGGAGAATACACAGACGAGGAAAAGATTGAAAACATCTCTTCACTTACAGGTATTTTTCCAATCAGCCTTGTTATGACACGTGATGTCCGCGATCGTTTGGAACATTATATGGTCCCGCCTCTAGGCGCCAGAGATCCAGAACTTGGTAATGTTGTATGGTTTATTCCACGAGAAATACTTTCAAAGAAAACAAAGACGGGAAGAACATATTGGATCCTCAGAGTTATCGATAGTACCTCAACAGTTACAAGTATCAGATGTTGGGGCGTAAAAGAAGGTAAAGACAAACTTCATATTAACAGGCCATACATGGCAAAATTGGATTATGATCCTGCCTGGGGTTTTTCCACGAAGTCAATAAAGCATAATTTTAGACTTTTAGGTTAATAAATAGAATAAGGAGCTTATAGTGGGTAACGCATCTCGTAAAATTAAACGAAACAAAAAAAAGAAGGCTGAAAAAGAGCTTGCAATAAAAGTTGCTCTCTTCGGCGAATTAGGTGATGCATGTATGACGTGCGATAAATCTTTTGACAAAAAAAATAGAGAACAGGTTATGTCCTGGTCTGTTGTCGTTAGAGAACAAGAAGAAAAAGTTAACTTGTACTGTCCCGAATGCTGGGACAAAGCAAAAACAATTATAGAAGATTTTAAAAAACATTTGGAGGAAAAAAATGATTCTTGAATATGCTAGAGTAAGAGAAGGGGCGAAACCCCCGGCAAGAGCAAATCCTAGTGACGCAGGTTTAGATGTATTTTATAACCCAAGCGACTGTTCAGAAACAGTGACTCTTAAACCGGGTGGGAGTGCTTTGTTTTCTACAGGTTTGCGCTTCGGTGTCCCGCATGGATACATGCTCCAAGTCATGAACCGCTCCAGCATGGCCGCGAAACGCGGTCTTATCGTTGGAGCACACTGTGTAGATAGTGGTTATGACGGGGAAGTCTTTATAGATCTTCACAATATAGGCACTGAGAAACAACATGTTGACCCGGGCGAGAAAATAGCGCAAATTGTCTTGGTACCCGTCGTTCCGTTCCGAGCATTGGAAACTAATACTGGTAATCTTTATAATTGGTATCCAATCACAATTTCAAATCGAGGCGAAGGAGCTTTGGGGAGTACAGGAGAATGAGCAAAATAGACCCTTTTGAGAATACACCGCTGGCAGCTCACGATATGGGGTTTGATACCCCAACTGTTGATGAAACATCATCAGCAAAGGTGGCGAAGTGGTTTGATAAACAGGAGAAAATCATGAAAAATAAAAAAGGATGCAAAAGGTGTGATAATGAAAAAGTCGATAGTCCCGCACACTATAACGTTGGCAAAATCGAAGTTATCGATGCCATTGAAGATTGGAAGCTTGGTTTTAACGACGGAAATGCGGTTAAATATATTGCGAGACACCAACGTAAAGGCGATTCCATTCAAGATATTGAAAAAGCTATTTGGTATCTTAAAAGACATTTAAACAATTTAAGGAATAGCAATGAATAACGAAACAACAGAATTAATGTTTGCTTCAGGGAAACTAAGTTGGTCTACACCACAAGATTTTTATGACAAATTAAATGAAGAATTAGGCCCATTTACGTTGGACGCCTGCGCGTCGAAGGAAAATACTAAATGTGAAAAATATTATTCTTTGAAGGATAACAGTCTAAAACAAGATTGGTCTGGTAATACTGTATTCTGTAATCCTCCATATGGAAGAAGGATTCAGTACTGGATTAAAAAAGGATACGAAGAATCCTTAAAGAATAACACAAAAGTTGTCATGCTTATCCCATCTAGAACAGACACGAAGTATTGGCATAACTATGTTATGAAGGCACAGGAAATTAGATTTGTGAAAGGAAGATTAAAATTTGGTGATTCAAGTAATTCAGCACCTTTTCCTTCAGCAGTTGTAATTTTTAATTCACAACCATCGCCTTCTATTTCGGCAATACAGAGTAAAGAAAAATAATGATCCAACAAGATTTTAGAGAAAGTTTATCCTTTGATGATGTTTTGTTGGTGCCGCAATATAGTGATATTGCAAGCAGAGCGCAGGTTGATATTGGGAGCAGTTTAGACGATAAACATAGATTTAAACTGCCAGTAATTTCTAGCCCAATGGACACGGTGACAGAGGAAACCATGGCCGTTGCACTTCACAGCGCCGACGCCTTCGGCATTGTACATAGGTATAATTCAATTAACGAACAAGCCGACATCGTTAAGAGGATCCGAGAGAAAAATTCCACTATTCCAGTTGCTGTCGCCATTGGCGCCACCGGTGATTACATCGACCGTGCCGAGAGAATGGTGCATCTTGGTGTAAAAATATTATGTATCGACATCGCCCATGGTCATCATATAGCAATGGAGCGCGCTATCAAAACCTTAAAAGACAATTATGGACGAAGGGCGCACATCATGGCTGGAAATGTTGCGACGTTAGAAGGGTTCAACGCTCTCGCAGAGTGGGGAGCAGATAGTATTCGTGTTGGAATCGGCGGCGGTAGTATATGTTCCACTAGATTGGTTTCGGGACACGGCATCCCAACTTTGCAAAGTATTATGGAGTGTGCTAGAACACCACATTCAGCAAAAATTATTGCCGATGGAGGAATTAAAACTAGCGGCGATATTGTTAAAGCTCTGGCCCTCGGCGCAGATTTTGTTATGGTTGGATCTTTATTCGCAGGTACAAAGGAGACACCAGGAAATGTTTTTACGTCAAGCAAAGGAAAGAAATATAAAGTCTACAGAGGAATGGCATCAGCGAAAGCACAAGAAGACTGGAGAGGGAAAGCCTCAACTCCAGAAGGAATATCCACAACCGTGCCTTATAAAGGGAAGGTTGCTTCTATACTTAATAATCTTTCTGGTGGTATTAGGAGTGGATTTAGTTATTCTGGTGCACGGAATTTGAAGGAACTGCAAGCCAAATCTAAGTTTATTCGCCAAACATCTGCCGGCCAGCTCGAAAGTTCAACACACGCTATGAGGAGATGATGAAAAAAATAATTTTATTAATGATGGTGTTTTTATATAGCTGTGAGACAGGGAGAATTTACGAGTGTGATCTGTGGGAAGAACGCCAGTGTATTTGTCCGAATGGTTCAATAGGCGAACAAGAATGTTCCCGAGGGCCGGCCTTCTCGCAGCCAAAACCTCCAAGAACTTGGCCTCCATGCAGCTGTTGTTTCGATAAGAAAGAAGGCGAACATGGTCTTTATCATATTGATAAAAATGATGCTTCTGGGTGCTGGGAAGACACGTATGATCCTTCAATTGGGCCATTCGAAATGGACGTGAAGGGTCCGACGGAATGAAAGATCCTACAGTTCCTGATCCTCGCGAGAGAAAGAAGTTTATGTTTTATGACACAGAGAAACGCCAAGCTGATTTGCGTATTAAATTACAGCATGACGGCATGACGCAGAGTACTTTTTTTAGAGTTATGATGTCTGGCTATTTAGAAAATGATGAAGACATATTAAATTATCTTAACAAATTTCAAGAAAAGTATAAAATGCGAGGAAAACATAAAATTAAAAAAGTTCGTAAATTAATTGATAAAGGAAAAGAATTGAAAAAACAATTTAGTATTGACGAAAAGGAAATTGAAGATATATTCGATCTTGTTGAAGAAGAAGGCCCAGCTCTATGAAGTGTTTAGATAAATGTATTGAATTAGACGTCTCGTGCCCTGTCTGTGAATGTCGAGCGTGGATCGACAGTGAAGAAGAATTTAACTGTATTCACGAAGCCGTCGCAGCTGCGGGGGGGATGACCTTGCGTGAAGTAGCCAAAAGATTGGGCGTTAGTTTTGTTAGGGTCAAACAGATAGAAGACAAAGCAATAAAAAAATTAGGTAAAATCACAAATCTCAAGACTATTTAGAGTAGTAAAATTATTTGTGTTTTTAGCACGTAACGATACGTTGAAAAGTCTCAAGGAGTCAAATAAAATGAAAAAACGTCTACTTAACGAACAAAAAACTCGTCGCTTTATGAACCTGGCCGGTATTAAAAATCTAAGTGAAAACTTTATCGATGAAACTGATTTAGATGAAGTTGACGAATCCGCCACTGATGTTGATGAAGCTCACGATTTAGAGCCCCCTGAGCTGGATGAACCTGAAGATATGGATGAGCCTGAAGGCATGGATGAGCCTGAAGGCATGGATGAGCCTGAAGATATGGATGAGCCTGAAGATATGGATGAGCCTGAAGACGAAGTTTCTGGTGAGAGCCTGGCAGACTTTTTAGATTGGATATCTGGCAAGGTTGAGGATTACGCACAAGAACATGACATTGATTTTGACGTCGAGGTAGAAGAACTGCCCGGCGACGAAGAAGAAGATTTAGGGCCTGACCTCGAACCCGAGGACGCCGACATCGAGGAACCCGGCATGGAGGGTGAAGAAGAGCCTGCTATGGAAGATGAGCTAATTGATGAAGTAACCAAGAGAGTTGCTCTTCGGTTACTCCGCGAAGCGCGACGATAAATAGTACAAAAATGACTCTTGACTTTTTAAAAAAACCCGCTATATTTATAGCGGGTTTTTCTTTTTCAAAATGAGGTTTAAATGGAAACAAATGGATGGGAAGTTTTTTTATGGTATTGTTTTGGAGCGTTCTCTTACCAGCTGGTTTCTAGGTTGCTCCGTCACGGCAATCTGATAGTTTTATATAACGCTGCTTTGTTATCGTTACTCAATATAATTTACTTGGCGGATAAAGAGGTTAAATTTTTAAACGAATACCGCTATAATATTCTAAAAGACACCGGCACTTCCGAGGAAGAAATTAATATTTTAATGGATACCAACAACCGGTCAATAGAAATATGGCGTTTTCTTGTCATACAAACTTTAATAGGGATGGCCCCACCAAAGCTCCGACAAACCCTAAAATTTAAAAATTGGGAACAAGCAGTCAATTTAATTGAAAAGCACAATAGGGAATAAAATGTTTACACAAAGAAAGAAGAAAAAGCAAGATTCGAAGGAAGAGACAAAAGAAGAATGTCCGACCCCGGAAGAAGAATGTGGTTCTCCGTTGATGCTTGATATAAGCTCGTTAACCTCCCAAGAAGCTCCTAAAATCAGGGCAACGGGTATTTATGGTACTATTAACGAGGATAAGTGTTCCGAGGCTTTATTTTCTTTGATTGTTTTAAAAGAAACCGGCAAAAAAGAAATTCTTGAAGACCCGGAAAGCACAGATTCAGAAGTAATCACCACTTATGAACCTATTGATTTTTATATATCAACGTATGGCGGCTCAGCAGCGGATATGTTTGCTGTGTATGACGCTATAAGATATGTTCGTGAAGAGTGTTTTGTTCGAACATTCGGACTTGGCAAGGTAATGTCTGCCGGCGTCCTCTTACTGGCATCGGGGACAAAAGGCGAGCGTCGAATTGGCGCAAGCTGCCGTGTTATGATTCATGGTGTGATGTCGGGCCAAGCCGGGCACTTAGACGATTTAGAAAATGAAATGGAGGAAGCTAAATTTACCCAAAGACAATATGTTAAAGCATTGGCAAAAGAAACAAATATGACTGAAAAGTATATTAAAAAATTAATGGATAAAAAAATAAATGTTTATCTTGATGCAGAAGAAGCGGTTGATTTAGGGATCGCTGACATAATTATTTAAAAGAAGATGAATTGGTTTAAACTACGATATAACAAGAGATCTGCAAAAAAATACAGCTGGGATCCTTCCTGGTTCGGCGCTACAAAATTTGATGGTGTCTTGATAAACAACATTAAGGAATTCCAGAAGTTACACGATCTAAACCCAGACGGTCTCTGTGGTCCGATGACATACCGGAGAGCCTATACAAATAAATTAGCTTATATTGATGACGCGGAGGATACTGTGGCCACGGACATTAAAAAAAATCGTATTTTCTGCAATGGTTTTTCCGTAAGAATCAAATGGGACAAAATAAATGTCAATTGGATCAATGAGAAATGCTATTCGAAAGTTGCCGGCAAAGCGAGAAAACCGACGATGGTCGTTACTCATTGGGACGCAGCGCTTTCCGCTGCATCGTGTAAGAGGATCTTAGAGAAGCGCAAGATATCAACTCATTTTGTTATAGACAACGATGGCACCATTGTCCAACTCGTCGATACACAGGACGTTGCTTGGCATGCTGGAATAAGACGAGTGAATAAAGCCTCAATAGGTATCGATTTCAGCAATGCTGTGTACACGAAATATAACAAAGCCTACCACAAGAAGGGTTTTGGTTTCCGTCCCATTATAGAAGGATGGAGGGTCCATGGTTGGCGTCCGAAGCCATTCCTGGGCGCATATCCAGTACAAATTGAAGCGTACAAGGCCTTGCTCGAAGCTTTGCACAATCATTATGGCATTCCTTTGGAGTGCCCGCTAGATGACGACGGAAGACTTCTAACGGCGATGCACAAGCCCTCTAAGAAAGCCAAATTCAAGGGTGTGGTCAACCATTATAACCTGTCTACAAATAAGTGGGACACTTTAGGTTTGCAGCTAGATGAAATACTTGAAGAAATTCGTTTAAATGAGGACTAATTATAGTTATGAAAAAAAGTGTTATCGATAAATTATATGAATTATACAAACCCAAAGAGAATCTTTCACTTGATTCTCTTTTAGATTTAATCACAGAGCAGATGGTGGTTGTACAAGAGGAAGACCCTCAACCTCAACGCAAATTCAGCGCAGCGAGAGCTTATAAAACCATTCTTAAATCATTTCAGGCCCCTTCGGAGCAAACGGGTAAAATAGGCACCGATGAAAGAATAAAATTTCAAAAATATGTTTCTCGCAATATTAGGGGGAATACGCTGGTTGAAAAAATAGCATCAATTAATAAAATTGTCGAGGGCTCTTTTGAAGGTGATCCGAAGATATCTGATATTTTATCAGCCCTTGGTGCTATAAAAATGTTGCAACAAACATTAGATGATTTCAACGAGTCAACTGCTGGTTTTCTATTTGAAGCATTTTTATCCGGACTCTTAAAAGGCAAACAGGTAACCGATAAAGTTGGTGGTACTCTGCCCATTGAGGACTGTATGTTCTTCGTTGACCCCAAAACGGGCGAAGGCGGCCGGCCAGTCAGCTTGAAATTGCTCAGTCCCAGAACACTCATTGAGGGAAGTCTACAAAATTTGTTAGGATTCTTCGAGCGCGCCAAAATCGCTGCCATTGCCGAGCAAAAGGGAATTGAATATATTGTTGCAGTTAAAACCTTAAGAAATGAGCTAGATGTGTATTCTTTTAACATCAAACCAAGCAACTTTTTTAACTGGATAGATGAAAAATATTTTGATTTTCATGATTATAATATTGAAGGTTCGAATAACTTGATGGAAGAAAAATCTCCAGAGGCCACTGAGACTTCAAAAAATGAGTGGGAGAGGTTTGCACGTGCCCGCTTGCCGATGATGGGTTTAGACCCGAGACAAACAAAATTTAATTATGATTGGAAACACATTCGCGATTGGAAGAACGTTATTCCTATACCATCGAAGAAACGTGCCCTTGTTGCTGCAATTGCTGAAATTATTCTAAGCCCTGCAGGGAAGGACGCATTTGAAAAATGGGCTCTCGGCCAGTTTCGGCATGCCATACCTCCCGAGAAACTCGCCATCACACCGGAATTGGAGTCGGAGTTTCATTCTGAAGAGCCTGAAGTGCGGCAAAACGCAGCTATTCAAATAGCTAAAATGGGTGCAGAACGAAGAAGCGCTTACTTGGAATCTATTTTAGGTGTAGCTGAAGGCTTTAGAGAAGACGCCATACATGTCCAAAGGTGGTATGCTGTTAACACGAAGGGGGACCAAGCGACGTCCTCAGATGTTGTAAGCCATTTAAATGCACTTGTTAAGAGTGGAGACCCGGAGTCCATTAAAAAATGGGCGAAGATATTAGAAGATCGTCGGAGAGAATCACAGTTTAAGATTCAACCAATTAAAGCGAGATCCTACGGTACGCTTTACGGCACAATTGATGTCAACAAGAAAAAAATCTATCGTGTGCTTCAAAAGTATAGTGTACAGCTTGAAAAGTTGTGTGCACCAATATATGAAGAGTTAGAAGCCCTCTCTGGTTTCATTAACGGTTATTATATGCAGAATCGAGTTGGAGATGCGTTTAAAGCGTCAGATTCTGCTAAACGTCTCACTGGTTATACAGAGCAACTAACAGAAAAAACAGAAAAAGATTAATTTTTCCGTTGACTTGGGTATAATGGTTGCTATTGTTATGTATATAACTATAAGGAGCTAACTATGGCTAAGAGCTACGCGCAAGGCAAGGAACTACGCGAGAAGATTCTGAAGGGTATCAATATATTGGCTGACAACGTTGCTTCAACCCTCGGCCCAAAAGGGAGAAATGTAATTCTCCATAAAAAAGGTTCGTCTCCGATGATTACCAAAGACGGAGTTACGGTTGCTAAGTTTGTTAAATTAGAAGATCCATTTGAAAATTTGGGCGCCCAGATTATTAAGCAAGCAGCATCAAACACGAACATCTCTGCCGGTGATGGAACAACTACATCGACTGTGTTGGCCCGAGAGATGCTGTTTAAGGCACAGAAGTACATTGCCGCAGGGGCTAGCCCAATTGACCTCAAAAGAGGCATGGACAGGGCCACAAGTGTTATTATTGAAAAGCTATTAGCTTCCTCAAGACCGGTTAAATCTGAAGAAGATATCCGACATGTCGCGACATTATCTGCTAACGGCGACAAGACAATCGGTGATATGATCACAATGGCAGTTGATAAAATCGGTAAAGATGGCGCTGTCTCAATTGAAGAAGGCAAGTCGATGAATACCACTATAGATATTGTGGAAGGTTTCAGGTTTGATTCTGGATATTTTGCACAAGCGTTCGTAACCAACAAGAGAAAACAATCGATTAAATACGATGACGTACTCCTTTTGGTTACGAACTATAAAATTGAGTTGTTGGAGGAGATATTGCCCACGTTGGAGGTTGTAGCACGTGAGGGCCGGCCCTTTATAATCGTCTCAGAGGAGGTAGAAGGCCAAGCGCTGGCTGCATTAATTATGAATACCGTTCGGGGTAGCATGAAAGTTGCTGCTGTAAAAGCCCCTAGATATGGTCAGGAGCGCAGAAATATCCTGGAGGATTTATGTATCTCCACTGGAGCTACTTTTATCAGCCGTGATTCTGGTATTAAGCTTAAAGATGTGAAGCTGAAGCATTTAGGCTCGGCTAAGAAGATTGAGATTCTTAAGAATACCACTACCATTGTTGACGGCAAGGCAGACTGGGAAAAAGTGGAGGAGAGGATAGAAAGCTTAAAGGAAGAGATAAAACAAACTGAAGATCTAGTAGAATGTGAACGAATTCAAGAAAGAATCACACGTATGTCTAGCGGCGTGGCTATAATCAGAGTGGGCGCCCCAACTGAAATCGAAATGATCGAAAAGAAACATCGCATTGAGGATGCCCTCGAAGCCGTGCGTTCTGCTCAACTTGAGGGCACAGTCCCCGGTGGCGGTGTGGCATTAGTCCGAATTGTACAGAGTTTAGACGTTGAAGTTGATAACGATGATCAAAGGCTAGGTGTTGAAATCATCAAACAAGCAGCTTATGCCCCGTTAAGACAAATGGCCTTAAATGCAGGAGAATCTTATGATTTGATACTGGCAGAAATTTTGGCCAATCCAGATGGCTTCGGATGGGATTTTTCGAATAACACAATTGTTGATATGTACGAGCAGGGTATTATTGATCCTGCGAAGGTTACTCGCAGTGCTATACAGAATGCAACTTCGGTGGCTTCGACTTTGATTACAACGAATCACGCGATTGTGGAGATGGCTGATGAAAGTTAAAATAAGTTATTCCGTGGACATTGAGGAAATACCAGAAAAGGTTCATTGTATTTTAGAGGAAGTTAAGAAGGAATTAACACACTTATCTGGTAGGATCCCTGCCGTCGTCAGCACGAATTTGCATGGCGAACAATATGTAGAATTAAGACAAGAAATTGACCAAGTTAGAAAAAAACTTTTTATTGCTGATTCTAAACTAGAAGATAGTCTTTTAATATTGGACGATTGGAAACGTGTGACCTTGGCTTTAGAAGTTGAGAGAACGACATTGATTAACGAACCCAAGGAGGCAGAAAAAAATGTTGAAAACAGCGAATAAGGGAGATTTGGTTTATATTCCTTCGGAAGTGACAATATATCGATATTTCAGTACAGCGAGAGGAATTCAAGTAAAAGATTTCTGTAAATTAGAGGAACCTCGTCATTTTTTGGTTGTGGAATCCACATCCCGAGAAAAAGAAATTGGAATACATTGGGATGGTAGCACCTGGTATGTCGACCGAACGGATATTTTTGTAGAGGAGGATACTTTAAATGATACCGTTGACTGAAGTATATAAAACACAACAGCCGGGAAGCGATGAAAAAACATATTCTTTGCGGCAAGTGATGATCAGCCCACAACTCGTGTCTCTTATAAGGGAGGACGACAAGATAGAAGACTGTTTTAAGAGAGGGTTGTTGCCTAAAAACTTAGATAAACGTCAAAAATTTTCAAAAATCCATCTTACTTCTCTAAATAACAGCAGCCTTACGGTTGTCGGAGATATGTTTTTAATATGTAAAAAGCTTCTAGGAGGATAAAATGGAAAAATACTTATTGTTTATTATTGATGAATGTTCTTTCTGCACAAAAGCGGTCCTTCTATTGGAAAAACATTTTATAATTTATAAAACAGTTGACGTCACTGATGATTTGAATACCCGAGTTCAGATTAAAGAAGCGTTTGGATGGAACACTTTTCCTATTATTTTGAAGCAAGATAAAAATACGTTTAATTTGATAGGAGGATACACGGATTTAGAAAAATATGTGGGGGCTTATGACACAAAGTGAAGAATATTTCTCGATGCCAAGAGACAAAATAATATCTCATGTAAAAGAAAGTAGAAGAGAATTATCTGCATGCAAGCATTTAATAAAATATTTTTTACGGAAAGCCGCAGAAAATAGATGGTTATTGGCTGCAGTATGTGACGTCTACTCAGCAAATTATAAATTACTATCTGAGCTGAGCACACTGTTAGAATATGCTAGTGACAAAGAACAAAATGTTGTGCTGATGACGAAGGAAGATCTTGCGATTGTTGAAACAATAATGATTGCCAGGCACTACACCACCCGCGAGTTACAGCTTCACGGGAATGTTTCCATATCAGTTCATTAAAAAAAGTTGTTTTTTTTCTTGACTTAATGATTTTGGTGATTAAATTTGTTCTGGTGAAGGTTGCTGCACAGGATCTTCGCCACAAACTTGCTTAAAAAGGAGAAATATTATGAACAACACTGCAATAAGTAATTATCGTACAAGCCTATTGGGTTGGAACGTTTTTGATGATATCTTTAATTCTATGCCCACAACGTGGATGAAGAGAACAACTGAGGGTTATCCGGTGGCCGACATTTACCGCGATGATGGGGGGGACACTATTATGGAATTCGCACTCGCCGGCTTTCAGAAAGAAAATTTACATGTCGAAATACTCCCAGAAAAAAGGGAGATTCACGTAAGCTCAGACTCGCACGGTGATGAGGAGAAGCCAGGTTTTAACAGTCGTCGTATCGCACGCAGGACTTTTCATAAGACCTACGTCAACTACGACAATAATTTAGATCTAAGCGGCGCCACAGCTGAGTTCAAAAATGGACTTTTGCGCTTGGTTTTACCGCAAAGGCCAGAGGCAGAAGCTCTAAGGGTTGAAATTAAATAAGTTTTTTGTTTTAATTTTGTTAAAAGCAGGGGATATCCCCTGCTTTTTTTTATAAATTAAAAAAATTGTAGCTAATTGAAATTATTAATATTTTTTTAAAAAAACTTGTTCTTTAAAAAAATGATTCTATATTTATTAATGAGGGTGTAAATTTTTTTACACACCAACTGCTCATTCCAGCGAGGGAAGTGTATGCCTGTTATGCGAAAAGCTAACTACATGCTAGTATTTGGCATGTGCAATTTACTTATTTACTTCCTTATCCAAAGTTACGTTTCCAATGAGTATAATTTCATGACCCCTCTGGACCGGTCAATTCCATTTATGCCCGAGTTTGTTTGGATTTATCAAAGTTTATTACCAGTTATTGCTTTAACAATGGTACTTCTAGTTAAATCCAAACGGCTTTTTTTCAATACTTTTTGGGCATGTCTGCTGGCAACCTTCATAATACACATGTTTTGGATCTTTTTTCCTTCGTTTTATCCAAGGCCAGAGATCAACCCTGAAAGTTTATCCGAAATAGTAGTACAAATGTCATATGATATAGACAATTCATCTAATACTTTCCCTTCCGGCCATGTGGCCTTCGCGTGGATAATGCTATTCGGAGCTAGAAAAAGCACGAAGGCAAAGGAAATTTTAGGTCTAAGTCGTTTATATTTTCTTTGGGCAGCCGGCGTTACATTATCAACTTTGGTAATCAAAATGCACTATGTGGTTGATGTAATAGGCGGCCTCGCCGTAGCGACCTTTTGTTTTTATATAGTTGGGTGGTTGATTAGAAGATTTAACTGGTACCCAGTTGTGGACACTAGTTATCATAATGAAGACTTACAAAATAATAACTGATGAAAGAATACTAAGAAACCCTTGCAAACCGTGTGAAACCGTTAAAGAAGGAAACGACATCGGTCACATATTAAAGGTTATGCTTGATAAAAGCACCGATGGCGTAGGCCTGGCTGCTAATCAGGTAGGCATACAAAAGAGTGTTTGTCTAATCAACGTTAAGGAGCCAATCGTTCTAGTTAATCCTGAGATTGTGGGCAAGTCTGGCAAATTTCTTTATAAGGAGGGTTGTCTTTCTTTTCCAGGTGAGTATATTATAACTGAGAGGTATAAAAACATCGTGGTGAAAACCGATAATCATAAAAATTTGATTACTTTCTCCTCTGAAACCAAAGAGGATATGTTAGAATGCGCATGCGTCCAACATGAAATTGATCATTTAAATGGTAAAACGATGTTCGACCGCGCGCCTCCGCTAGCATCGCGAAAAACTGCGGATTTATTAATAAAAGGTTTAAAAAATGGCAAATAATTATTCAGGCGCGAAAAAGAAGAAGACGCGACAAGGTAATGGAAAATTTAGTAAAAAAACCCACTCCGGTGGAGAAACTTACACTGATCGCCACCGACGCGGCTCAACTTCTAACAAATTTCATAGAAAAAAGAAGCCTTACCGAGGGCAGGGTCGTTGAACGACGAAAGACCATTTTTACAAATACCCTTGCCTCCGCCCGAAGAAGAGCGTAGGTTATACGAAGAATGGCTCCGTCGACAACAAAATGAAGAAGAAAAATTAGAGGAAGGCGAAGTAATTATTATTGACATGTCATAATTACCTGCATGAAAGGTAAAACATTTGTCGTATTAAGCACCAAACCACTACTTAAAATGTAGTATACGGAGGCGGATTTGATGGCTAATGAAGATGGCTGGAGTGAGTATTCTAAACTTGTTTTAAAAGAACTTGAAACCTTGTCAAGAGGCATAGCGTCTCTAAACGAGGAAATTCAGGCACTTAAAAGCGATATCACTGAGTTACGCTCCCGAGAAGATAAGATTAAAGAGTTACGCGATTGGAAGCAAAGGGTGGATGAAGTTGCTTCTCCAACCCAAATGAAATCATGGATTAGGGAAATAGAACATCTTAAAACTTTTAAAACAAAGGCCATTACCATTTTCCTTGTGTTCCAGGGCGTCTTCGCACTTCTTTTTGCATTTGGCAAATTTTTTGAATAGACAACTGGTGATGGGTGTTTATAATATGTTTAGACGAAGGAGTCACAATGCGAGCTGATATTGTTGTTGGCGTTCAAGCTGGTGATGAAGCAAAAGGTAAAGTAACACACCATTTGTGTAAAAATGGAACTTATACTCATGTCTTACGCTTCAACGGAGGTTGCAACGCTGGTCATACTATTTACCACGAAGGTAGAAAATTTGTTACGCACCACATTCCAGCAGGGGTTTTTTATGGTATTAAATCCATAATTGGTTCGGGATGTGTTGTAAGTGTAAAACAATTCTTTAGAGAATTAAAAGAAATTAAAGAAGGAGGAGTAGAAGTAGATGGAAAAGTTTTTATTGCTAGAAACGCTCATATCATTACTAGCGAGCATCTTGAACAAGATGGTAGAGATAGTTGTATCGGTACAACAAAGCGCGGAAACGGCCCTGCTTATCGCGACAAGTATAACCGCACAGGAATTTTAGCTGAACATCATCCCGACTTAAAACCCTTTCTCGTTGATCTATATGAGGAGTTCCACGAAAAAGGCCCTGTTGAGATTTTGTGCGAAGGCGCCCAGGGATTTGATTTGGACATCGACTGGGGAGATTATCCTTATGTCACATCCAGTCACTGTACCTCTGCCGGCGCCCTTCTGAACGCTATTCCGCCTGGTTGGATAAGGAATATTTGGGGCGTTGCAAAAATATATGAAACTTACGTCGGCGCAAAAGAGTTTGAGACAAATGATCCAGTTTTCCCTTTGCTAAGAGCATATGGTGAAGAATACGGTGCGACCACCGGACGGCCTCGTCAATGCAATTGGCTTAACATAGATAAGTTGTCTAAGGCTCTTAGAATTAACGGCGTGAATAGATTGGTTATAAATAAAATGGATGTGATGAGAAAGTTGGGTCAATGGACACTAATTAAGAATGGGAAGGAAAAACATTTTGGAAGCGAGCTAGAAATCAAATCATTTCTGGCCAAACATCTTTCTAATCCTTCAGCTAAAAGCTCGCTGTTGCTGTATTTTTCAGGCAACAAACACTCTATCTAGGGAATTTAAATAAATGAAGATTGTAATACCCGATCCGCAATATTCTGCACTGCAGCAGGTGCTTAAGGAATTGTATCTCTTAAAAATAGGTTTGAAAAACGAGAACTATGAAAATTGTGCGAAAAAAATTGATCTAATTCGCTCTATGATCCAAGAAATCATTAACACAAAATAGTTGACTATTGTATAATAGTGTTTATATTACCATTAAATCAGAATACATCCGTAGCTCAGCCGGATAGAGCAACGGCCTTCTAAGCCGTGGGTCACAGGTTCGAGTCCTGTCGGGTGTGCCATAATAAAAGGAGAAATACAATGGCTGAATCAAGAATTACAAATAAAGAATTACAGGCTCAAGTTCAAAGCTTGAACACAAGGCTAGGCAAAATGGTCGATGACTTTTATGTTTTGAAAGAAGACATTGGTCAATTCAAGGCCGCCGTGGCTGATGATATACGCAAAGTCCTTAAAATTACCAATAAAAAATAAAGGGCTTGTAGCTCAATGGTTAGAGCTACCGGCTCATAACCGGTAGGTTCCTGGTTCGAGTCCAGGCGGGCCCACTAACTTGCTGATGTAGCTCAACTGGTAGAGCAGCTGATTTGTAATCAGCAGGTTGTAGGTTCAAGTCCTGTCATCAGCTTAGGAATATTAACCGAAGTGGTGGAATTGGCATACACAAGAGACTTTATTTATAAAGCGTTATGCAAAATCTAGCATTGAAATATAATCTAAATGAGTTATGCGGGTATGGCGGAATTGGTATACGCAAGGCACTTAAAATGCCTCGATCTTTGATCATGCCGGTTCGAGTCCGGCTACCCGTACCATATATTAAGG